CTTTTTTTTGTTTTAGCTAATGCCCTTAATCCCATTTCCAACAAAAATTGATTCAAAAAATCTAAAAATTCTTGTTGCATTTTAAGAACATTTTCCACCATTTGAATTACACCATCACTAGTAAGACCCATAATCAACACCATCTTCTAATGCAATTATGAACTCCTGATGTGTTACATACTTTACTGGTTTATTTGCAATTCCAACAAATGTTTGCATTACATTTCCATTGTCATCATATTTTTTAGCAACTATTCGTTCACCTTTTAAAACTTCAACATCAGATGTACAAAAAATCTTATAAATATTTTGCAATGGATTATATGCTTCATTATCAGTTTTGGAATCATCTTCTTGGTCAATACTTATTCTGCATTCAACATCAAAGTATTTATAAACTGGCAAATTTGAAACACCAACAGAACCATCAGGATTCTTTATTTTTGGTTTGTGAATTATACTAAACTTATCAGTGTACAACAAATCATACACTTTTTTCAACTTAGACAATTTTATCTTTTTCACCATCGTAACCTCCTAAACATATTAAGTTGTGCACGATAGTTAAAAATAATATCATCCAAATTAGAATAGTGGGATTTTAAATCTTTTGAAGATAAGCTATTAGAATTACCTTCACCAATGTTAACTGAAGTGTCACCAATTTTTACCGAAGAAATGGAATTCAAATCAACTTCAAGTTCCGCATCAGGATTATCTTCATTCTGTTGTTCATTAATATATCGTAAATAGTCAACACACATATTAACCAGAATATACAATAATTCTTGAGGCAACTTTTTGACGTTCAAATAATTCAATACCTTTTGATGAACTTCATCAATATAATCAGCCAACTCATCATCAGAAAAAGCCGCCTCAATATATTTTGCACGAATTCGAACTTTTTTGATTATTTTTTCCATTTCTTCAGTATCCATGGTGCCTACTCCTTTAATATCAACGATAATTCCGTTTCTTGCTTCTGTTTCGAGGAGTTTCCTGTTTTACAACTTCAACAACCTCTTCTTCATCTTCATTTTCTTCTACTTTTTCAACCTCTTCAGTTTTAGGCTCTTCAATAACAAAGGCACCTAATTTTTTCAATTCATCAAGGTCTTTTTCTTTTGCTTCAAATGCGGTATTGGGGCGATAAACAACCCCATTATACCGTACAGTTCTATTCAATTTAACCTTAACCATTTTTCAGTCACTCCTTAAGCAACTTTAATTACATATACATCGGACATTCTTTCAAAGGAAGGAAGTACGATTTCAGAAACAACAGTAACAACATTTACCGGATGAGGTTCTTTGTAAGTGGTAACTGCAACACCAGTATTTACAATAGAAACACTAGCATCAGTGTTACCAGTCATCAAATCAAATTCTTCCGGAGTAGTGCCATACCAAGTATTTCCGAGGGAATAACCAGGAAGCAACGTTACATAGTTGTCAGGATAGAATTTAGTGTCAACCTGTTCTTCATTTTTGAACATCTTATCATAAGTCATAATAGTAAGGCCAGTTTCCGTTTCAACATAAGCTTTAGCCTGTGCTGTAGTAAGGATGATGCTAGATGCACCCAACGGATTCATTGCCTTTTTAATAGATTCAGACAACAGCATATTTTTCAAAGTTGCCGTATTCATCAAAGCTCTGGTAACCGTTACACCATATTTTTCAGCCATATATTCTTTGGCTTCAAGCAATGTTTCAATCGGATTATTAGTTGCCGCATTTGCTTTAGTCCAAGTATCAGTACCAGACAAAGCCAGATTGTTATTAGATGCCCAAGTACCATCAACATCATAGTTGTAGTTATAGGTAACATCACGACCAGAATCAACAGAAGCAGTGATATTAATTTTGCCTTGATACAACAAAGACATAATCATTCGTTCCGGCTGAATATTTGCACCATCAATCAAACCTGCAGTATCATCATACAATCTTTGAATAATAGGTGCAGCAAACTGGTCACCAGCAGCCAAATAAGTCTGAATGTCCTGACGATCTTTTTCACCGATTCGCATTGCTTCACGGAAGAACGGCATTTCAGTTTCAATTTTGGTAACACCAATACGATCTCTCAAAGGAGCTTTAGTATCGAATGCTGCCGGCTGCAATGCAACAGGTAAATTATTTACACCACGAATCCACGCAAGGTCCAAACCGGTCCTTTTAGCAGATGGGAATAAAGAACCACCAATATAAGGGTCATTCATGTGAGAATTGACATCAGTCCAATACATTGCTAATGCTTTAGCATCGAACATTTGCCAAATTTTTTCTTTAACAGTAGCCATCTATTTCACTCCTATTCTTTACTATTCAATAAATGCTTGACTTAAATCCAATTGTAGTTCCATTCCATTGTCTGTTTTAATATCAACTTTAGTATTCAACAGACTTTGTTTAGTTTGTCCGCACCAAACAAGCCCCAATTTATCAGAATCCATATCAACCCATTCAATTTTAGCTGCATTTTTCATCTGAACTTTAGAAGCTCCTGCAGGTACATCAACCTTAAACGGAACATAATAGCCATTTTGTTCTTCAACAACTTGACTATTGAATGCAGTGAATCCTGTTACAAATTTGAATGTACCATTGACTTTACCACCAGGGGTAATGTGCAAATTGTCAACAAAATCAGTAACATTTTTCCCAAGCAAATCATCAACACTAGTTGGTGCCGTTGCTACCAATTCAACTACATCATTATCTGTATTCAGTATCATACCGTTTTTTTTAGGACGCTAATTTGTTTAAGTGCAGTAACTGCTTCTTCTTCCAAGTCTACAGGCAACTTTTCTTCAAGTACAAAACCATGAATCAAAATAGCCATATTAACATCACCATCAGTAACATCATAATCCTGGAAAACCAAGCCAATTGCAGTAGCATCATTTGCAGGATATGGTGTACCAGCTTTTACAACAAAACGTCCATTTTCCTGAGTAACAATTCCAGAAGCTGCGGAAGCCTGTGCCTGTTTGCGACCAATGCAAACATAATGGTCAGGAATTGCTAAAATGGTTTTGCTGTTATAAAACTCCCATTGTTTAGCTTTCATCGTCATAATTCATGTTCCTCCCATCATTACTTTTTGTCGGTACTAATGCCCATCATTTTCAATTTATTTGCAGCAAAAGCAGCGCCAATAGCTTCCGGAGTATCTTTCTTGTTATTTTTGTCTCCTTCTTGTGGTTTTGTACCGGAAAGAAAGAATTTGCCAAATACTCCACTGTTTTGCGAATTGTCATCATTATCATCATTGCTTTTTGCTTTGAATAAAAATGCTTTATTCTTCTGTAAATCTTTTAACTGTTCATTAAGGCCAGTGATTTTACCATCTTTATCAATTGTTACTTTTTCTTTATCAATCAAACCTACAACCATATCAAGGTCCTGAACAGCACTTTCAAAATTCATTACACCGAACTTAATAGCACTTTCTTTTTTCTGGGCATTCAAATTCTTTTCATAATCTTCATCTTTTGTTTTTAATTCTTTATTTAATTCATCAACCTTAGCCTGAAGTTCAGTAGCTGTTCCTTCAAAAGTTTTTAACTTTTTAATTGTTTCGTCTCTGTCCTTCACTTTTTGTTTTTCAGATTCAAGTTCATTTTTCACATTATCATGTTCAGATTTCAAAACGTAATTTTCCATTTTCTTCTTTTGGCTTTCAAGAATGTTAGAAATTACTTCATCCGTAAGACCAAAACCTTTAAGTTCTTCTTTTGTGAACATTTTCCATTCTCCTTTTTAAATTCAATATTCTCTGATAAACGAGATTACCCTCAGAGACATTTTTATAGCAGCTGAATATATCTTTAATATATCCAACAGCAAAATTCATCTGAGGGAAAATCCAGTCTATATATTTATATATATATTATAACACAAAACATAAAAATTGTAAATAGTTATTTGAATTGTTTATTAACTTTTGTAGCCATTTCCTTAGATTGTCCTTTATCAAAATCATATTGATTCCGAAGAACATATCCCTCTAATGTACCAGCTTTTCTATTGTCAATTGAAATTAGTGGGTCATTCAAAATATCAGTTAATAATGCCATTAAATAATCTGACTTATCTTTATTTTCAAACCAATAAGGATTCCACTTAATTAACTCTTCCAATTCACCTTTAACTATTTTTTCTTGTTTCCTATCAATCAAATAATATTGATTATCAGTTGTCAAAATAACAAAAACAATATTATCAATATTTGTACAAACAATTCTTTTAATTTTCATATCTCTTGGATTACCTCCTTTTTAGAATCAACCAAATAACATTTAATCCCTCGTTCTTTTAACATTGCAATTATTTTTCTAACTTCAGGATTATTAACATTCGTTGTTTTCTTATTGAATGTTACTGACTCAACATCATCAATTGTAAGATTACCATGATATTGAAGTTCAATATATTTTTGCCTTGTTAATGCTTGAATATCCAAATAACTTTTTTCAGCATTAGCATTTTCAACAACATTCAAACCATATATAACTTCATTTACATGCCCCCTTTGAATTGAAGCAATTTGAGGGTTAACAACAGGACTTGAACGAACATCATCATGCATACAATTGAACAAGCTATCACCAATTGTGAATGTAGTTCTATGCATTAAATTTCGTTTCTTAAATCTAACAATTGTATCACCATAGTCACCTGTAAAGTTTTCATCATCCTTAAAATCATCCTTAGGATTTTTAGAACCAAGAAAACCATACTTTTCATATTCACTACCTTCAGCATCTTCTGGAATTGTAAACATCTTTTTAGCAACTGCACGCCTTTGATTGAATGTTAAACCCAAAGGAGCACTTCCTGTTTCAAATTGGTTCATGAATTTACTTTGTGCAATCAATGGCAAAACATTCTTATTTAACCTCATGCAAAAATCATTTTTCTCAAACATATCCAACATTGTTTGATGAAAGTATTTTTCATTATTTTTACTGATTCTTTCATCTTTTCTCAAACTTTCATTTTGTGTTTCAGCCTTCTTCATTGTGCCTTTATAATACTTAAACTCCTTTAAAGCTTTTCTTCGTAATTCATTAAAATCATAAGTGTCTTTCCTTTCAAGTGCTTTTATTTCTTCAGAAGTTAAAGTATGTGGACCAACTTTAACACCTTTAGAAGCTTTTTTAGGAGCAGCTTGTTCAATAAGCTCTTGTGAACGTTTAATAAATTTACTATTATAACTTTTAACTAATTTATCAACATCATCATATTCACTTTCTTTCAACTCACCAATGAACCTTCGACTAAAGTCATTAACATACTCATTATAAATTTGATATCTAATTTTTTCTAAAACAAAGCTTTTTGCAACAACATCAGAATTTTTTACATTCTCCATTTCAAAAAGCCAATCTTCCAAATCAGAAAAAATTAAATCTGTTTGCACTTTCGTTCCATCTTTTCTTTTATATAATACAAATTCATGCAGTTCATCATTATCATACAATTTATACATTTTCTTATATAGTTCATCATAAGTTCTATTGAAAGCATTTTCATACACGTCATCATCATCAACTGCTTCTTTGATATAATTTTCAAAATTAGATAAAATGTTTAAATCACTAAAAACATCATCATCTAATAACATTCTATCTACAATAAATCGTATTGCATCATCATTTGACTTTCCATCATTAACAGCTTTCTTAATATTATTAATTGTTGTTTTATCATATGTCGGCATTTGTTGTTTGACATTATCACTAATTTTTTGTTTTGTTTGTTTAATATCAATAATTTTCCTTTCCTTTTTCTTTTTTATTTCCGCTTCATTACTTTTATCAACATCCTGAACAACTAAACAACTTCTATCAATAATATTGTAATAAATCTCACTTTCACCATCCTTATGAGCTTGAATTACATGATATCCTAATGAACGAGCAAAAGAAGATGGGTCACCAACATTATATCCTTTGTCCCTATATTCACTCATCAATTTCTGCAAATCATCCCACAATATTTTCTTTGTTCCACTCTTAAAAGTAGCTTGTATCATGTACTTCCTATCAATTGCTGTTTCCTTACTTCCACTAAATTTACCATAACTGCCATGTGTAGGCTGAGTAGAAAAATACAACCCATCACCATAATCACCATCACCAATGTATTGCTGGCTTCCATACATTAAATCATTCAAAATACCACGTCTTAAGTATTTACCCCTTGTAACTCCACCAACCATACCAGTAGGACCAGCATCAGTTACTGCACGATATAAAACAGGTAAATCTTTATTATCAGCAATATAAGCTTGAAAGTCCTGTTTTGACATTGTTTCAGGTTTATCATTTAACCCCATAACTTTAACATATTTTTGATAACTACTTTTTTCATTCAATATATCATATTCATCATTTAACATTTCATAGTACTTATGTAAATTACCTATAATATCATTATAATCTTTAGCGGATAAAATATTAGCAGTTTTGTCAGAGTTTAATTCTTTTCTAATATTATTGATTTTAGTCATTGTTTCATTAACTTTTTCTTGCAATTGTTGCCTTGAGTCAAATTTTTCGCCATTTATAAAATCATCAAAACCTTTTAAACTACCATTAACAATAGCATAAGACCCTTTTATTGTGTCATAAAACAACACATTCAATTGCTCTTTATTTATTATATATTCATTAATTTTTGGTTTAAGTAATTTTGGGTCCCAAGATAAATCATTTCCATCAACATCAGCCAAATATTTTATTTTGAATGTTTTTCTGTCAAGTAATGGTCGCCCAATATCATATATAAATTGTGCTTTTTGTTTATCATCTAATTCAAGAAAAAAATCAGCTAATGCATTTGTATATTCATTACGTGTAATTTTCTGAGTTTGATATTTAGATGTTAAAACATCCAATTTTGCATATACACCACTTTTATCAAGTGGATCAGAAATATTTTTAAATTTAACTACATTATTTTCTATCAAATCTGGTAAATTGATAAATATATTAATATTTCCATCTTTATCAATAAGTTTATCACTAAACAAATCCAAAAAAATACTTTGTTTTCGTTCATCAATATACCGTATTAAACCATTATTTGACCTTAACCCTTTAACTATATTATCAACAACTATATTAAAATTTTCATGCCCCATGTCTCTTAATGCTTTTGGCAATTTTTCATTATTCATCGACCTATATGCATTAAAAATAGATTCAACAGATAAATAGAGACGCCTATTGCCAGCTAAACTTTGCATTAAATTTGGCCTATCAACTGTAAAAACACCACCAAACCTATATTCCCCATCTTTAAAAGCACTTTCAGCATCGCCAATAAGTGGAATATTGTATATAGCTTCACCATAATCAGAATTATTTTTAAAAGCCCTTTCTGCATCAAAAATTAAATCATATGCCTGATTCCCGCCAAAAATATCAATCAATTCATTGATTTCTTCTTCACTATAATTACTAATATCATGGTCAACAACAAAATCAGAATCTTTATATACAACCCTATCCTCCTGTAATGCTTTCAACTTCCTACGTTCATCAACAATACGTTCATAAGCTAATACTTTTTCAGGCTCATAATTCCAATCAGTCTTATCACTATTAGCATATAATCCTTGAGCATGTTTTGTACACCATTCCCTGTACGACATATTTGCAGGGACCATATAGGTTTTACCTTGTTCATCCCTTGCGACCCTCTCAGATGGATTGTATTCATCTAAGTCCTCAAAATATGGAATGGTTGTACTCCTACAGTTATAATGTAAAGGAGGTTGGTTAACAAAAGGAGCTGCTTCATTCAATTTAAACCTTTTACCATCCATAGCCCTACATTTATCAGAAGTCCTTCCGTCCAAAGTTGCTACAAACTCAAATTCATCAACCATTTCACAATTATTATATGCTAATATGCTTGCTTGATTAGTTATTAAAGTAGTTAATGTTCGCATATCCCTTTTAGCAGCATTTTCAGACATATTGAATTGTTTAGCAATAGCTTTACCAAATTCATCAGCATTTTTACCTTGAATAAATAACTGCGGAATAATTTGTTCAATGTTATTGGTCAACCTATCTAATGTGTAACCGGTCCTATCAGTAAAAGTAGCTCCTAACCATTCAACATTAGAAGCTGTTTTAATTACCCTTGCTGATGGCATATTAAAATTTACACCCATGCCAACAGTTTTTTGAATATTAAACATTGTATGGCCAAACCCATCTTTATACATTAAACTGCCAACATCAATCATTTCATCTTTAGCTTTAATTCCAACTTCAGCAGCCTGTTTAGTACAATTAACCAATAATTGTTCCAACCTACTTACTTTTGTTTTAGCAGCAATTTCATCTAACTTCTTTTGGGTCCTTACACCAATGTTCTTTTTGCTTAATAATTGTTTATATTGTTCAGCTAAATCCTTAACATTTTCAGAATCACTTAAACTTAATTTTTGTTTTGCTACTTGTAAATCAATTTTATTATTAGTAGCATATTTTTCATAAAAATCATCTAATTCCTTTTGTAATTCATCAATGGCAGATTGGTAAGCAGTTCGCATTCTTTTCTCCATTAACAAACAACTTTGTTCATTATATACTTGAATAGCCAACCCATTATTCATTTGAGTTGCTTTACTTACATCTGCCATGATAAACTACACTCCTTTAATTATCTTCTTTGTCTTCTTTATCTTTTCCTGTTACTTTCTGCTGTGTACCAGTACCAAAATTATCTCCTGTACCATTTTGCACCATGAACTGTTCTTGTTCTTCTTTTGTTTCCTTTTCAATTTGTGCCATTTCATCTTCAACATCATCAACATAAGGATGATTAGCAACCAAAGTCCTTTTACTAATAATGCCTACACTGTTTTTAAGGTTTTCAATTGTTTCGCTGTCATTAACCACAATATCATTGTTAAACACAACATTGATTTCTTTATCTTCATAATCTTTGCCAGTCCTTGCATATATATCAGCTTTAATAAACCAAAGCAAATTATTAATAGCATCATTAAATTCATTTGCCATATCAGACATATCCAAGTCTAAGTCTAAAAACCTAAATTTGATTGCCTGACCAGAAGCATTCCCTAAATCAGTGCTTTGGGTATCAACACCATTGCCAAAATCAAATATATCTTTTCTTAATCTGGTTAAATGTGTTTCATAAGCAGCACTATTATCATCAGTTGCCATATTGCTTACTCCACCATCACCATCAACTAATACTGCTCTATATTTACGAACATTTTGAACAAATTCAGCTAAATCAGCACCGCTATAGTTTTGCACAATAGTAATATTTTTAGGAATGTCCTGCAATTGGTTACTTAAATCAGAAGTATTAATATCATAGTCATCTACCAATTGTTTAATATATTTAATCAACGGTAGTTCTTCATCATTATACTTAAAACAAATAAAGGGAATCCTACCCCAATTCAATTCCAACTTGTTTTCCTTCTCTGTTCCATCATCAGCTTTTACCTTTTCTGTAGCAGTGATGTATGCTCTTGGATTTTGAATAGGATTGCCATTTTCATCCTCTTCTTCATAAGGTACTAAACCAGTGCCTTGCTCCTTATATTTCCAAATTCCTTCTTTAGTATAATACTCATATATAGTGATTGTTTCTGTCATTCCATTTTCATTATATTGTTTTATTAAATAAACACGTAAAACAGCTTCCAATTCTGTATGCTCATTATCAGCCCAAAATGCTTTAATTTCTTCAGATGGAATACTTTTGAACTTCAACACACCATCTTTATCATAATATACTTGCAACCAGCTTTTCCCTTTATTAATTGATTCCTTGCCCCTACTTTTGATAATTTTTCTGAATGCTTTAGTAAAATATTCATCATTTAATATAGTTTCAAATTCAGAATCATTGTCATCACTTTTAATAGTAAACGGATTACCTAATAAATAATTTACTTTTTGCTTTACTAACTTAGTAACAAAAGGATGGGAAAGTTTAGCATTAGATAATTTTTCATCTTCATCCATAATACCAAATTCATTAACACTTGTTCTAATACGCTCATTAATTTCATTTTCATTGTTGAAATATGCCTCTCCAACAAGCATATTCTCCCTTTCCTTGCTATTAACAAATTCATGCCAAACACTATACAAAAAATCTTCCTGAGGTTTTCCATAAGTACTTAACCTTTGAATTCGTATTTCATCAAATGTAGGAATTTCATTGGCCTTTAAATACTTAGGAATCATCCTTGCTCCAGCCTTCATCATACTAATTAAGTTTTCTATACTAAACTTTTCTAATGCCATAATTAATAACTCCCTTCCTGCATCCATTCAACAATATATTTCTTACAATTATTAAAATTTTTAACATCAATATTACTTTCGCTTTTGTTTTCACAATACTTTTTTGCTGGACAAACCTCACAACCCATAAGCATTATCAGCCTTGCCATTTTTCTTGCTTTACGTTCATATATTTCAATTTTATGTATTTGATTATATTTATGCCGTAGCTTTTGTTCTTCAGTTTTTGCCATTATACTCTCACCACTCTCATACCAGTTAATGTATCTACTTTAGGGTCATTCCATCTGAATGTTGCTTTACTAATATCATCAGTTGCATATCTTAAAGCATCCATTAAATGGTTAAAATCATCTATTGGTTTATTTACCATTTCTCCTGTTTTTATATCTTCAGCCCAAACATAATTTTCTATCTCAAAAGCAGCATTCTCACAACGAGGATGAATTATTATTTTGTAGTCCTGCAATTTTTGGATTCCTGATTCTATAGTGCCTTTTACTGCACCTCTAATTCTCCTTAATCCTAAAGCCTTTAATTCATCAATAGTTCTTGGTTCTGCGGAATCTGCTTTAATTATCTCATTACCAAAACCTTTGTATTGTATCATATTCACAATTTGCTTATTCGACATTTTAGTCTTATAATATTCATCAAATATGTAGATTTCTAATTTCTTAGTATCTACTAAACAAGCAATAAAAGCAGTAGGGTCAACAGTATAACCAAAGTCCAAACCTAATCGTAGTTTGAATCTCCTGTGTTCCTTTTTAACATCAATATATTGGTCCCATAATGCTTTCCAATCAAATTCCCTTATTTCATAATTTTCATATACTTGGCCTGTAGCGATGCCCCATTCTCCAAGTCCTTCTATGCTATATCGTTTAGGATTATCTTTTTTCATCCTTTCAAATATAGCAATATCATCTTCTCCTAAAAACTCATTACATAAATAATTAGTGGTTAATGCTAATATATTCGGATCAGGAACAGCATCAAAAAATCTCCTTTTAATCCAACTTTTACTACTCCATGGATTGAATGTTAAAGTATGCTGTTTAAACAAAGGATAGGGCATATCACCACGTATGCTCAAATCTACTTTATTAAAAGCTTCCTCTGATTGAACCTGATAAGCTTCTTCCCACCAAACCCAACATAATTGACCATCAGCACTAGTAATAGAAGTTATACTATCAGGGTCATCCATACCTCTAAAAATAATACGTTGCCCACTTGGAAGGAATTCTAATTCTAATGGGCTATTTTTAACTTTCCATAAATGGGATATCTGCAATTTATTTATAGCCCATCTTAACTGAGCAAATGTACTTTCCTTTTGAATGCTATAATGCTTTCTTATTACCAGAGTATTCGGCTTCAATCCATATTGTACAAAATACTTCATCATGTTGTAAATAATCCAGATGCTAGTATCACAACTTTTCTTGCTTCCTCGTCCACCTTTTACTACTCTGTACCTACCTTTAAAATTCCAGAATTCCTTATACCCTTTTCCTATTAATTCGCCCATTTTGATTACATTCTGCATTACTTTGCCCTCTATCCATTGAATATTATATATTAACATATAAGCAATTTTAGCTTAGGTTATGAAGGAATTATATTTTAGTTATATTCCCACTTTCCTAAGCTAAAATTAATATTTTCCTTTGCACTATTTCATATGTTTTACTAATTCAACAACAGTATGATTTGCATCTTCTATAAAGCGATCCGCACTCTCTTTCTTTTCTAATTCTACCCACTCGGCAACGGCAAAATCACCATCGCCAGGTACTACTATCAGTGCATCTTGAGGTATTTCCTTGAGCTTTTCTATTAGTTCTTTTACTAACATTTAATCACTCTCCAAGACAGGCTCATAAGTTTCAAGGAAGATATCTTCTTTACAGCAGTAAATTTCTCCACGTACTCCTTGTATAACATAACTTCCGACTGGCACATGCATCGTACCTTCAAGAGTTCTAATAAACAATTCAATAGGTGGAGTATCTGGAGTTAAGGCATCAAAGTACAAAATTCCTTCTTCAAATGCTTTTACCGCCCACTCTGGCACATAATATTTGCCATCACTTCCTTTTAAATCACCATCAAATTGAAATGCTTCTACAGATACTGGTTTCTTTTTATATTTCATTTTTAAGCACTCTCCAATATTATTTACTACACCACACCACGCTTGCTGCCCATGTTACGCCTATAACAAGATCAACTGGTCGTGTTGTTACATAGCCGTCTATAGCTCTTTCTACAGCCTTCCAATATCCCTCTATCAAGGTTAGGGCTACTAAAAACATTAGCGTTCGCTTTAGCATGTTCGTACCTCAATTAAATATGCCGCTGTATCACCCCAACGGCAGGGCTGGCAGTTGCCGGATTACCCAAACAACACACGCACCTTTAAGCGTGGATAGGTGTTCCCCCCCATTCGCATTTTTTTATATGCTTCAGTTCTTTCAACAATGTAATTTTCCATGTCTGCGATATCAGCAACAACTTGAGCAATCTTATCTTGTGTTCCACCATGTACAGGGCCCATAGATAATGCTGATGTTATTTTTAGCGATTTAGCTTTTAACATTATGATTATCAAGGTATTTATATGCCCTTTCTAATCGTCTTATTCCAGCATTTATTTGAAGTATTGCTTGCTTTATTGCTGTTCTTTCTTCCATTTGTTTCCCACCTTTAATAGGGAAGTAACCCATTTTCCCTTAACATTGTGAAGTATTTATCACGTTCATTTTTAACTTCACTGTTATATTCAATTTCTTCTAATAATTCAAGAACATCATTTGCTTTAATGCTGATATAACCATTAGTATAAGATTTGAATTTTAATCCTGTTAAAGCTTGTTCTTTTATTTCATTTTTCTTATATTTGCTTAACATTTGTTTATTTTCTCCATATTTTTAATAAATCTAAAATATGCCATCAAATCATATAACCTTTTCTCGTTATCGATTTTTACTTCAATAACACAATCACGCATAGAATAATTGAATTTGATGTGATATTCAAATGTGATTTTGTTGGAAATATTTTTGAATTTATTTTCAAGCTTTTAAATCCATTCCTTTTGTTAACATGTTCATCCCTCCGTTGCAGGTTTTGCTTTAAAACCAGACAATACTTTTACTTGAGGCTTATTTTCTACCCTTTTAAGTACAGACCCATCACATCTAAATTCCCCAATAGGAATTTCTTTAGCTGCTTTACCGCCAAAATCATTAATATTCCCAGCTCCTGGCATAACATCAGGTAAATCAGCAGGAACCAATTTTACATTAGCTTCAGAATTTGCATTTTGAATTTCAGCAGCTACAAATTCTAACAAATTAGAAATACGTTGTTGAATATTTCGCATTTGCTCTAAATTATCTTGCAATGTTTTGACCATTTTCTCTGTTTCATGAATCAAATTTGCATCTTCATAATACAAACTTTTTAACAAATCGAAACGTTTTAACTTATTCAACATCTTCGGCACCACCATTCTTAGTACTTTCAACAGCATTTTCATCAGTATCACACCTTAATTCTCTGAAATATAAACCAGCATCATTAGACGTAATAACTAACATCACATTATTATCACCGTCATAATACTTTTTCATAAATTTCAGTGCCTTATTTCGTAATTTGTTAAACCTTTTTTGTTTTTTCAGTTTAAATTTTTCAAATTTTTCATCAATTTGAATATCAACTAATTGGGAATTTACAGTTGGAATTAGTTTTTTCCTTTTTGTTGGCATTATTTTTCATCCTCCTCTACAACACCAAATAAAACAGGAATAATGCTTTTAACATTTTTAAGCAAATTTTGCTTTTGATAAAAGTTTTCCAATGCTGTTTTATTTTTAGCAACCATAAAACCAACAGTACCAGAATTAAATTCAACTTTAAACAAATTGCGTTCATATTTAAAAGCATTAACCTTTTCCATTATTTGATATCTCCTTCATAGAAATTGATGTTTAATTCACTACCAACATCATTTTTATCAGCATACTTTTCAAGCCATGGATTTTCACCAATAATATCTTGAATCTTTTCAATTGCTTGTAAATTCCCTTGCATTGCACGTTTAAATAACATTAACATCATTAAAAATGTATTATTTAATTTTTTAGTCTTATTGGAAATAATACCATATTGTACTGCCATTTTATGTTGTTCAGCAGTAAGTGTTGCATTACAACTGAGGATAGTAGCCAATACTTCTTTTAATTTTGTATTCCTTTTTCTAGCTTCCTGAGCAGCATAAGCTCCTTTTCTTCTGATAGCTTTAGCTTCTTCAGGGTCCCTATCTTGCAACATAACCAATCCAGGGTACCTTTTACGAGTATATTCAATAGATTCTTCTGTTGCTTTATAGTGATGTCCGCTTTTATATGGTTTATTATTTTCAAAATTTTTATATTTTTGGCTATTAACAATTTCTGCTTCATCAAAACTATTATCAATAGCCATCATTTCATTTTTCATTTTATTCTTAACAGCAAAACTGTTAATTTTTGGTTTCCTTTTAATATTCATTCTAATTCCTCTGCTATTAGTTCTAATATTATTTCTAATCATTTGTTATACTCCTTTGTTGAAATTAAAATTAAAACAAATAGCATTTATTGTTAGGATATAGGGAAAGGTGAGGATATAATATAAATATTATAATATAATAATATTATATAAATATAATATATATACTACTATATACATATATCATATCCTGGCCTATATATATTATATCACATATTGTCGAAAAAGTATATTGTAAATATAATAAAAATTGCAAAAAATTTCTGTAACATTTGTAAAATATTTGTTACAATTTTGTAATATTTTCTGCCATCATTATTATGTACATTATTCATATAATTGCTATACAAAATACATGCCCTTCTGATGAACAGAAATATACCCCAGAGTTTAGTTTATATACCTACTAATAATTTTATATATGTAATAGGCTTAAATTAAATCTGGGGTATTCTAGTTAATATTTAATTATTTAGATTCAGGAGGTAAAAGGTTGTTAGATAATTTATCAAGGATGCTGATATTCTTCTCAGTATTTTTGATGCTACGGATTGCGGAATTAAGTTCATCAAGTGCAACTACTAATTCTCTGAAGGTGTCTTTATCTACTTTAGCTTCATTTTTTACAATCATTTCAAGGTTATTTAAAATGCAAGTTATAGTATTTTCTTTTACAGCATTGAATAAATGCAAATCAGTGGAAAATGCTTCTTTCATCTGACGGATAGCCATATTATATCCTTCATAATAATCCTTTGATTTTGCAGGGACGGCTTTTAAATCATTTTCAGAATTTTTAGCTGCTTTTTTAGATTCTGCATAATCACTTACATCTTTCATTAATTTCATGAATATATCACTTGCAGTTTTAAAAGGGTCATTAGCTTCAATATTTGCTTTAGAATATTTTTCATTCAATAATTTTACAAATTTTACAAATTCATCTGCTGTAATTTTTTCCATTTTGTTTTAGCTCCTTTTTGATTATTCCTTTATTTTTATTTTACTGGCATATCTGGCGTTAATGTAGGAAAATCATTAGTGTTATTTTTACTAACATCCTTTTCAAATACTACATTTTCTTTTTGTTTTAATAGTTGTTGGAATGTAGGACAATTTTCATCATTGCAAGGGACTAAATGGCCCTTAATTTCACTATTAGTTCCAACTTTAATATTTTCATAATGGCAAGCATAAGTAATATTTATGCTATTAAAAATAAAAGCGACTACTAAACAAATTACTTTTAGCATTTTATCACCTCCTTTCAAATAGTATATATTTTAATGTCTTAAAGCTGGGTAATAAATACCTTTGGTAATAACTAATGCTGCTTTTAAAGGGGGTAAATATCTGAATTCTGAATTATCTGCAAACCGTCTGATGATATCAAACAATTTACGTTCAATTACATTCATTTCAATTTTATTGATATACATGTGGTTAACTTTATCAGCTTTCATAATCAAATCCTGAAGTTTATCATGTACATCATCAAATCTTGCTTTAGCTTTAGAATTATTGCTAATAGGACCAGATAATTTTAAATTGAATAAAACTGCTGCAATGTTTCCATTACCTTCCATGAATTCTAAATATGCTTTGTTTAACATTTTATTTTCCTCCAATTTATCGGAATATATGCTATTCCCTTTATTTGATTATATTATATCATAGTGCTATAGTATTGTAAATAGGAAAATCAACAAAAATACAATAAAAATGGGAGTATTTCACTCCCTAGTATGTGAATATGCTATTCTGTGTAATTTTTGTGTTGGAATTTCAAACATCGTTTTATTGTTTGTTTTACTTTTGCATATCGTTCAAAAGCATAAACATTTGCTTCCTTTCCTTCTTCTAAATATGCTTTGGCTTTAGCTACTTCTTCTTTATAACTTTTATAAGCTTCACAACTTCCATGGCAACCAATATACCTATCAGTGCAACCTTTACATTTACATTTAATGCGATTATTAATATTCAAATCCATAAATACCGCTCCTATAAATATAGGCCACATGTATCAGAATGCCCTCAGGGATTACTAATATATATGACCTATGGAATTATATTATTTTATTATAAAGTGTTATCAGGAGCCATCCTCGTAAATATTTTATTATAAAGGTCTTCAAACACAACAGGGAAGTACCTATATAAAGCTAATAAAATCTGGTTAGCTAAATATTGCATATCAGGATGTGCTTTAGGGTCAGTACGTAATTTAATAAAATGCCTCCATTCACGCAAATTACATGTCATAATTAATTCTGTCTTCAAGCTGGTATTTAAAACAGATCTTGCAATTTGTGGCTTAATTCCTTTATTGATTAGTTCATTATAGGCAATTGCACAATCAATACAATTTTTTTCCCAAATATCAAATTCAGGAGTATTGTATTCAATGTTGATAGGTTTGACAAAGCTGATTGGTTTACCTTTATAATTACAGTACCTTGTACTTTCTTGTGAGTATGATGCAATCCTATGTCGTACTAATTCATGGGATATTCCACGGTCAGTAACAATTTTAAAACTACAGGAAATGTGTTCCAAAACTGATTCATGTCCAAGCCTAATTAACATTTTAATAAAAGGTTCAGAACTATTATCAGTGATTTTGTCCTCAGATTTGTAACAAATTCTGCCAAATTGTTCAATATAATTATTTGCTACAATACCAGATAAATGTGGGAAAATCATTGCAGAAGGTTTATCAATAATTCTAATTAAACTACTATAATCAAATTTCATTTCCATTGGGATTCCTTCCCCTTTATTTGCTACCATTATAATTCCTCCTTTTATCGCAATATTTTAATACTTTTATATTCTTTCATGTTTAAGTTACGTTCAGGACTAGACAGAATGCAGAATATTAAATCTTCCATTGTAATTTTACTTGGTAGGTAGGTTTTTAATAATTGTTGGAGCATTTTATCAAATTCAGATTTTTTAATAAAACATGTAATGTATGTCTTATCTCCTTTGTATAGTTGTACTTTTAAAACAATAACATCAACTTTATCTAATGGTACTACTTGCATAAGTATCGTTTCCTTTCCATAATATATTTTGCTTTATCAGGGAATTTATATTCAATGAATTCTGCAAGGATTATTCGATGGCAAAATTCAAAAGGCTTACAATAGCAAACCAAAGTAATACGTGGAAGCCTTAATAAATTATCATAAATATCCTTGTATTGGTTAAATGTATTTTCAAGCTGTTCCCAATAGTATTTTTTGAAAATATTTTCAGGAATTAGTCCCTTTTTGTATCGCATAATTAAATCCCATTTAGGAGCTAATAAACAACCAGACTTCCTTGTAACATCTAGCCTATCAATTTTATTATATTTGATATTAGCAGTGTATATTTTTAGCATTTCCTATTTCCTTATAATCAATTGCACAACTTCATCTGCTTTATTTATTAAAGCCATTTTAGGAGGAATTGTCCTATAACTTAGAACATTTAAGTATTTTGATTGCAATTCCATCATTTCTCCAATAATGCTATTATATTTATGAATAAATTGTGCATCTATTGTTTTGTCCCTGTTTCGCATATCATTCATAAATTGCAATTTCCTATTTAATTTTTCAAATCGCTCATTTATTTCATAAATTTCGTTGGGAGGATATTTACCATTATTTTCAGTTTTAACTTCAGCTTCAGTAATAGCAATTAATTCCAAAATACAATAGTTTGCAATATCTAAAAGCGTATCCTTTACTGATTCATTCTGGACATTAGCTTTAAAGTTATTACGGTATAATTGTTTTAATCGAAGGAATTTATCTTGCAACCGAATCAGAATAGCATTAGGATATTCATTCCTTGTGATATTAAAGCTATCACCATAATCAGCATTTTTAGCTTTGTAAACTTCATACATTTTTTCAGTGATTTTTTTGAACAGTTCTGCATTAGCCATAGTATTACCTCCTATTTTAACATTTTAAAATCTAATTTAATATTCAAAACATCACAGATTTTAATTAAGTTCTTTAGTTCACAATTACGTTTCCGTAATAAATTACTGGGAGTATTTACTCCTACATCAGCAAAATCAGCTAATGTTTTTAAGTGTATTTGTTTTGCTTCTAATTGCAACAAAATAGCATTACATAAATCTGATGCAAATTTGCTATTTAAACCAGTATTAGGATTGAGCATCTGCGTTTCCCTCCCCTGTAATGTTTCCCATGAATAGGGCATTTAATATACGAGGAGTATATTTACGTTCACCAGATATCCGTTCCAATTGTGAATGCATGCTGCATTTAATTTTGTTTAGTTTATTTATTGTAGTTTTATTGCTAACCAAAAAATCATTAAATTCTTTTAATACTGCAATCGTATCCTTAGCTTCCCTACGTTTTGTGCTATAATTATGGAATAGTTTGACTACTATTGTTTTTTGTTTAGGTTTTAGTGGGTAGTTTAATTCACAATAATGGCGGATATCACAAATAGCTTTATCACAATCAGCAATTATATTGTAGCAACTTGTAATTTCCTTTTGGGTAAAATTTATTAAATCTAAAAAATTATCATAGCAACTTATGCATTGCTTTATTCCATGTAAATCCATAAAATCAGAATCCTTATATTTATGCTATATGGAATTGTAAACCAGAATTCCCTCTGAGTAATTTTATTATTTAATCCATTATAATATATGGATAGCAATATAAAGTATACTCAGAATTAAAGCTTGTAAACAGGAACATTATTTTGCTTACCAAACTTTAATGCTTCATCATGGGAATTGAAATATATATCAATTACTTTATTATCATAACGGTCAACAATATAGTCAGCTGTTCTATCTTCTACTGTATATATGTGGCCATTGATAATTACTTTGGTATTTAAAGGAAGGGGACTAGCAACTGAATGGTTAGGCTGCAATTTTTTACCAGAGCTACCAATAGCATAATTGGTGTGGGAATATTGACCACAACAGATTTCACAAGGACAATATGCAGTGATTGTATAATTGCCAATATATTCAGATTCAGCTTGGACTAAAACAGCAGCTTTGTCCATGATACTTTCAGTGTAAAACTGATCTACTTTTTCTAAATATTCATCTGTAGACTTAGATTCCTTTTTTAGCTCATCCAATTTCCTATTGTATTCCCTGATTTCAACAAGGTTATTAGGGTCATAAGGGTAAATTTCTTCAACATTTTCACCATAGGAAATTTTAGTAATGTTTTGTTTGTTTAAGTAGTTTTGATATTTTGCATCAATCTTACAAAACATATAATATACAACCAAAGCAATTAAAACCAATAAAACAATGCTGATGATTTTTCTGTCCCTTTGACGATTATATTGCCTTTGAATGTAATACCTTTCAGTAAAGCTTAATCCCTTTTTAGCCATTTTAATTACTCCTTTACATTTACAGTTTGATTTTTAACATTCGAGTTATAAAATTTATCGGCCTTTTCATACTCATTAAGCATGAACTTGGCCTTTACTACATCACCATATTTTAAGAATTGTCCATCATTAGTTTGAACAATGTATGGTAATTTTTCATCTTGAACTTTTAAAATAAGTCCAATACGTTCATATTGGTAACTACCATTTACCTCCTTCCTATCCAATGCCATAATAGCTGCTACCAATGTTTCATGTAATTGCTGTCTTACCTTTTTTGCAAGTTCTTTGAACTTTTCTTCCGTTACCTTTTTGTACTTAATCGACATATTATTGCCTCCTTATGTATATATTATAATACAAATATAACCAAAAGTAAACTAAAACTTTCACTATTTCCCAACAATGCCCCATGGTGTATTAGGATTATATCCATTCATTCCTGATATCATTTTTGCCAATTTAGCTAATGTTTTAGCACTATCTTTTGCTTTATTATCTTTCATCATACTTAAATCAGATGAAATTTGTTTTACTGCTGCTTTGACTCCTTCAATTGGACCCACATCATGATAATGATTTTGTGCATCATAATATCCAGTTAAATTTCTATCAATATACTTTTCATCAACAAGGTCATATATTAATTCATTAAAATTATCAAACATAAATTGCTGCTTTATTGTTTTACTAAAATGTAATTTCCAAACATTATGCACAATTTCAGACATTGTTGTCCAATCAATGCCTATATTATTTTTGAACAATTCACTTACAAATCGTTTTGAATTCCATATCCACCAAACAATTTCATCTTGCCTTTTATTAAAATAATCAAACGAATAATTTTTTGTAAATATTAAATTTGCATACCTAATATTATTTATAAATGCATCCTCACCAAACAAAATATATGTTTCAATAATTGGCATATTTTTTGATACTTTTAAGAACTTAACATTGCCAACATTATTTTTTCTCAAATATTCTATGTATGTCCCTTCAACAAATTCTTCAAAACAACATTTAATCCCAATCATATCAGGATTATTACTTGCACAATATATTGAATAGTATTCCATACACATTAAACAATAAATCATGTATTCAACTTTATGTTCCTTGTTTGATTTTAAATATGCAGTCAAATTCATATAAAATTGTTTTCTTGCTTCACTACATCTGCAAAATATTTCAAATATCTCAAACAACACTTTGTATTTTCCATTTTTGATTACTTTCCGATAAATGTTGTTATAGCCTCTCCTACTTCTTCTATTAAACAATAAACCATAAATAACAGACATCAATCCTTTGATATTTGCATATCCAACTTTTTTAACTAATGTTTTGTTTGCTTCCCTAAAATCTTCCAAAAAATCTTTAACCAATTCCGGTTTAAATACTTTTAAACATGTCACCATTTTCTTACGATATATTTCATTTGTATCAATAGCAAATGTATTTAAATGTGAGCAATAATTCCCAGTATCAACATGCTTATAAACCTGGATTCCATTTTCATTTTCAATCATTATTTGTTTCCCATGAGGACAAGTTAAGTTAAGCATTTATCATCATCCTCCTTTTTAATACTTCTTTTGTGATTTCATTATGCAAATCTTTAATATTAACTGATTTGTAACCATCTAATGTTGCACCATTTACTGCAAACTTAATAATACATATTCCTGCATTTTCCATAACATTTTCAAGCTTTTTAGCAGTCACTTTGTCAAATGTTTCACCATCAGATATTACAAACAATAATTTCAATTTGCCTTTTAGCTTCTGTTGCAATACAACCCTATATGCAGATGATACATCAGTACCACCATTTGAAACAGGACATATATAAGAAATATCAATTGATTCATGAAATTGTTTATTTATTTTTGCACCTGCATTATAATCAATTTGCATTGTTCTAATCCCAGGAATTCTATTCACTGCACTTAAAAACATTATTACTGATTCAGCGTAAGGAGTTTCAACATCTTCAGTGCTGCCAGAAATGTCCCTTAAAATAATAATATCAACATCAACTAATTCCTTCTTTTGATAATTATAAACTTTTGCATCTTCATTTGTTTTGCTTGACAAATATGCTAACTGTTGTTTTTTGAAATTAATATCACCATCAAATGCATTAACAGGAACAACCTTCGTAAATACCTTTTTAAACATCTTTTCCATTTCAGAAATTTGATGCTTATACTTATCAATTGTTTGAAGGAAAAATGTTGAACCATTCTTTTTCGGTAAATTTGCCTTATCTAATGAAGCTTTAGCTCCCTTCATCAAATCATTAGCTTTATTCACCATTCCTTGCATTGCATCTTTTGTTTGTCCAACTTGCATATTAATCATATTTCTCGTAATAACCTTTATATCAAGTTGTGACATATTTGACATATCTTTTGCAAAAAACTCATTGTTGTACTTAATATAACCAGGAACATTTTGCGGATTCATTTTTATTGAATTCAAAACAAATTCTGTGCTATTTTGTGATGCTAATGAACCAAATTTATCATTTTGCTTTAATAAATTTAAAACCAATGCAGCAACTTTATAACAATCAATTATTCCACAACGTTTTGATATTATCAAAAATGGGAATACTTCATTTATAATTTTTTGAAAATCTTCATTATACTTTATATCTGCTAACTCACTATCAATAATTTGATATTTACAAAACTTTTTAATAAATTCAATAATATTACAATACAATTGATTAGCATCATTATCAAATTTATTATCTGTTGGATTCAATTGTGAAAATGTTTTACCATCAATAATAGTTTGTTCGTCATACATTGAAGAAAAAATATAAGCAAATTTTGCAAGTTCTTGATAATTCATTTCCAAATAGTATAATATTTTTGCATTAATGACAGCATCAAAAACCTGCTTAAATGTTGAGTTATCATAATTTTCTGTTAAAATTTGATTGTTCAAAATTATATCAAATTCCCTTTGAGTGACACCTGCTTCAAACTCCTCCAGCAATTTATATTTTGCTAACGTTTGAACAATAATACCGTTCACAATTATATCCAACATTGTACCATTTTTCATCCATGATGTTTTTATTATTTGTTGCAAAATTTTCTTATTATATAACAAATAAATTGTTTTTGTATTCCTACCAATTTGTATATTTGCAACAGTTCTTTCTGGCATTGAATCATATGCATATTTTGCTTCTTCATAAATCTCATAATTTTGAAAAGTTTGTTCAACAATATCCCTTAACTTCGGAATAAAGTTTATACGTGCTGTTGGAATGTTTTTTGTTGAACCACCATATAAAGCAATCTTTTCTTTAAGTTCTTCACGTTCATAAACTTCAATTTTCCTATTTGGTAACAAAATATCATAGTTAATTAATTTTAACATAATATCACCTCAAATGATATTTGCCATCAATTTACTTTTTGCATCCTTTGAATCAAAAAATCCCATATCAATATCTAAATAATACATAAAACTTTGTAAAATGATTTCCTTGAACCTTTTAACAGAAATAGAGCTTACATAATCAATTACTTCTTGAACTTCACTGCCATTTATTATTGTTACATCTTTAGGAGATTCACCAAAAATTCTTGTTGCAATAGTTCTCCTCATTGCTTCTTTGTCCTTTGACATTGTGAAATAGTCATCAGTTTTTCCTGCCTTTTTATATTCCAATGCCAACATTACAGTAGCAATTGCAGCATTTCTTACTGACAATGGATATTCTTCACTTCGTACTTCTCGCATTAAACCAACAATATAATTTATAACATTATCAGGAACATCAGACTCACATTCCAATTCATCATCAACAATCCTTTTAACAATTTCAACTTCATCATTTTGTCCAGGATATTCAAAATTGAATGCAACCAACCTTTGTGCAAAACTTTGTGGTAATTTAACATTACCTGCGTAGGTTGAAGTGTTAGAACAAAATACAATTCTAAAACTATCAGCAGCATATACAATTTTATCACCAATTGCTGTTACTGCAGTCCTATCAAGAATGCTATTAAACATTAACAAAATTTCCTGCATGCTATGTGTTGCTTCATCAACAATAATGATTCCACCATTTTCCATACAATCTGCAACAATACCATTTTCAGGTACCAAACTACCATTTTTTAATCTTAAGCCTAAAATTAAACTTGTTTTAGTTTGTTCTGGACTCAATTGAACATAATATGCATCAACATCATGTTTCATTGCATATTCTTTCGCAATGTTCATTGCAATAATACTTTTACCACTACCAGAAGGACCAACAATATATAATGGCCATTTCGTATTTTCAATTACATTCAAACACCTTTTCAACATCCTTCTACCTTCAACACCAACTACACGTGGTACTTTCCTAACATCCAATTTTGTATTAATATTATTTGCCATTTCATTTGCCTCCTGAATATATTAAGGATAGTCTACTAACTCCCTCGTAAAGTTTGTTAGTAGACTATCCTATATTTGATTGTTAATGATTCTTAGAAGTCATCCATGTCATCGTCTTCATCATCATCTTCAACTACCTTTTTAGCAGGTTTTTTAGCTTTAGCAGCTTTCTTTACCGGCTTTTTAGGAGCTTCTTCTTCTTCATCCTCATCATCAAAATCATCATCTTCGTCTTCATCTTCAACTACTGCTTTTTTAGCTTTAGCCTTTTTAGCAGGTTTTTTCGGAGCTTCATCCTCTTCTTCTTCATCATCTTCTTCTTCAGGTTCAGCAACCTTTTTAGCTTTAGCTTTTTTAGCAGGTTTTGCTTCTTCAGCTTCCTCAGCTTCAACTTCTTCAACATCATCTTCAGAAGCACCTGCATCTGCTTTCAAAGCTGCTTCAACTTTGCGAACAGAAATATAATCAGGAATTGCTGCAATGATTTCATCTTCAGTTGCAGTTGCAAATAACGGGAATCGACGACCGATATCCATTCTTGCTTCCTTGTCACCACTTCTCAAAGCTTCATAAGCATCTGCTACATTCCAATTTCTTGCCATTTTCATTTACCTCTTTCTTATTTTAAATTTGCTAACTTGGTGTGGGGTTGTGACCACCTACCTGCCAGCATTAACGGGGAATTTGTCCCCGCCACTCTGCTTTATTCTACTTCAATTGCTTTTACTGAGAACCAAAAACCTCTAAAAGTTATTAACCTTTCATTTTTAACTCTCATGATATTTTCGTAGTATTTATCAGCAATTTCAACATCAATTGTATCTGCTGGTTGTTTTACTTCCATTATAGCCATTAAAGCTTCAGTTGCCTCAAATACTGAATGGCAAACCTTTTCAAATTTAACTCCATTAACTTCAACCTTGACTAATAATGCTTTCATAACCAAGTCCTCCTTATAACTTAATGTTTTTAGGTTTTTCCTTGATTATATTATAATACACATTTACTAATTTGTAAATAGGTTTTTTAATTATTTTGCAATTTTTCTTCTGCTTTAAATAAAGCATTTCGAATTTCATTTAAGATTTCAGCATCACAAATAATTGCATTTTTAACAAACATTTTAAATTCCTTTTTACCATCAACAAATGCAATTTCCTGAGCAATACTAATTTTGCCATCATTTACATTCTTACTAATTACAACATCTTTATTTTTAGCAATTGTTACCCTTGCCAATTCTTCAAATTTTTTATTCATTTACAAATACCTCTTTTCTTATCTTTTCAAAAAACATTGCTTTACAGGTTTTCACCTGGTCCATATCAATAGGATTTTCCCTATCACAGTTTTTTCTTAATTCTAATAATTGCTTCCTTGTTGCTTTAGCAATTTTTACAATTTTATCATAATGTAATGCTTTTTCTTCAATATCCATAAATGCCTCACTTTGCAACCAAACATAAACGAATATTCTTTTCAAAGCATTCATTCAACAATTCAAAATTTACATCCATACTTTCCAATTGAAGTACAGCATCACCTTCACGATTGATTCGTAAAGTTTTGAGCCTTGTTTTACCAATAATGCCTTTTGTTCCTTCACCATTGTCAGCTTGTGTTTTGATATCATTATTTAAAAGCATTACAACGTTGATATATTTTGCTAACTCAGAAGCTGGGAAAACAAATTTCAAAGTTGTAATTCCACTTTTATTGGTATTACTCCCATCATAAGTACAAGCTAAAATCAATTTCTTTTCATCCATTTTCTTTCTCTCCTTTTTTTAAACACATCACTTAATGTTGATGGTTTTTGTTTTTGATTGTTTTGTATTTTTGATTCTTCTATAATTTCATCAACCGTTAATTTCCCTTTACCTTTTATTTTTGTAATAGGTTTTTGTTTATGTTTTACAATTTCTATAGGTTTTGCTTTTTCAAACTCCTGCCCTTTTAAATACTTTGATAAATTTTCAAGTTCTGCAGGAACAGTAGCAATAAGCATTGGCCCATCAACAAATTGTACAACAAAAATAGGAATTTTTCTATCAACAGTTGCATGATATAAAAGCTTTTCAACATCTAATCGTTTAAATGATACTTGATTAGATTCTGTGCTTTTTAATTGGCAAATTATATCATCATTATATCCATCTTCTTTTAATATTTCTCCTGCACCACTTCTTGGTGTAGATTTTAGTCCAAGTTTTTCAATTACTTTTCTTTCATTTGCATACCAGAATTTTGAAGTCCTACGTTTCACGATTCAAAATTGCTCCTTGTTTAAGTGGATATAATGAAATACAAATTGCATCAGCCATATCATCATTGCCTTCAACATCAAAATCAAATTCATTTTTAATAAATTCAATTGTTTCTAACTTTTTATTTGACGTTTTATGTTTTGATGTTCCAACAACTTTTGACTTCCAGCTCCTTGTATCAACAGAATAAACAGGAATGTCAAAAGTAAAAGCTATATCAACAATAGAAGCAATTAGAGCACCAGTTGCTGATATATAACTTTTTGAAATAAATCCTTGTGAAAATGTTCTAATTTTCTCACAAATTATAATTTTAGGATGATAATTTAAAATCAAACTTTTTACAACTTTTTTCACAGCATTACGTTTTTCTGTTTTTGTTTTCATTTTTTTAAAATCTATACTATCAGCATATAATAATTTCCCATTTTCCGTTACCGCAATACCTGTTCTTGTATAACTTTCATCAATTCCAATTATAGGATATTGCAATGCATTTTTAATATATTCTAATTCTTCTTTATTTTTAATTTTAGCCATACAATCACCTGCATAAATTATATGATTTTACTTCAACACCAAGATTATCTGGTAAAATAAAAGCTTTCTGTTCTTCATTGTAATGTTTCATAAACCAAGTAAAAATACTTGCAGCTTTTTGCAAATTTTTATCGGTTGCATATTGAACAAAAGTAACATTTTCCAAACCTATATAACCAAGAAATTTTTTCTTAAGTGTTAAACCACATTCCTTATTTCGATATGAATATGATTTCAATTCCACAGAACAAAAAACACTTAATGGTTTTAATAAAAATTTATAAAAAGCATTCGTTTTTAAGTTCACTAATTTTAATTCAATTGATTCTTCATCATTACATTCAATAATGATTTGTCTAATTCCAATTTCCATTTTATCGCCTCCTAAAAATAATGGCTTTACATATATATTATATCATACTTTATTAAATTTGTAAATATTTTTATAATTTTTCTTTCCTAATTCCAAAACATGTATCTGACATTGGACAATCCTGTGCCCTTTTGCATGTTAAACTTCCACATTTGCGTTTCACCAGTTTTCCCTCTGATAAAAGTTTGTCCTTATATGTGGATATTTTATATAACCTTTCCAAATAGGGCCTTACAACATTAAAGTCATAATCATAGGCCAATATTTTTATCTCCTGTGTATTTTTGTCTTCACATAAAACGAATCCTTGAGGTATACAAGTAAAATGCATATATAATTGTAATTGTTTTGTCCCTTTTGGATGAGTATCTTTTAAATGTTTAAATGCAAAAGTATTCATTGACTTAATTTCACAAACATAAAACTTACCATTAATTTTAACAATTGCATCAGGAGTCATATATAAATCCAATGATTTTGAATAGCCCCTATCTTCAATTGCTACAGCAATTCCTGCATTCTTAAACATCCTCTGCCATTTTTCATGAATTGCTTCACCTTCACGAAATATTCTTGCTAAGCTTACCGACATTTCTTCCTTTTCAGCCTTATTCCTTTTGTATACTAAACTAAGGACCTGTTCCCTATAACAAAAATTATTTTCACTATCAATGATTGCTGAAGCATGTAAACCTTTTCTGTCTTCATCCTCTTTTGACTTAACAAAAAATAATGAATTTAATTTATTTTCAAGCATTAAAGATAATGTAGATGATGGTTCAACTTTAATCCTGCTCCTTTTTACTGCATCTGCAATCGCTGCACTTTTATTCATCATCTTCATCCTCCTCAACTTCTGCTCTTAGCCTTTTTAGCTCCTGATTCCTTTGCTTCATAATTTCTTTTCTAATTTGTGGAACATCATCAACAGGGACAAATCCCCTATCAAAAACAATTGCCAATGTACATTCCCCTAAAGGATTGCAAACTTTACTTTTTATAACTTTTACCTTCATAATCATACCAATAATTTCTTTTGCTGCTGAGTTCGCAGGATTCTTATTCGGTACTTCAATCCAACTCATTCTATTCACTTGCAACCTAATTGAAGCAAAATGTTTTAATGCCCTACCACCAGGTGTATGAGTTTGAGGACCAAATAATCCTGCCTTCATTTCATCTCTCAATTGATTGATAAAAATTACTGTTGTTCCAGATTGCTCACATAATGTTACAAGTTTTGGAAGTTTTGCAGCTAATAATGCAGCAATTCTGCCACGTTGGCCTTCCTTCTCCATGTCATCTTCTTCGAATTCTTTCCTCGTTATCATTGAAGGAACAGAATCTATAACAACCAATGGAACATTTGCTTTTGATACTTCTTGGATTGTTTCCATGCATTGTTCTCCATATTCACATCTACGAATAAACAACTGCCCCTTTTTATTTCCAAATATTTTAGCCCTTTTAGCATCAAATGTCCCTTCAATAGGAATATCAACAGCAACTTCATGTTGAGCAAGTAAATGATATGCCAATGTAGTTTTTCCTGCGGATTCAGGCCCAAACAATTCAATAAACCTGCCATAGGGAATTCCACCACCAAGTATATTGTCTAAATCTTCTAATCCTGTAGACCATCTATCAACAACAAAAGTTGACTTTTCAGAATCCAATGAAAAAATGCTTCCAACACCATATTCCTTTTCAAATGCTTTTAATGTTGCTACTAATTTCTTTTTATCGATAGCTTTAGCCATCATTAACACCTACCTTACTTGAATTTCCCTATGGTATATTTTTCTATTCTCAATTATTACTTGTTTCTTCCTTACATTTTCATTAAATTCTAATGCACCTGCATCAATCAATGCCTTAACAACCCTAGCATTACAAGTCCTTTTTTCATTTTTATCTTCAAAATCAGGTTTATCAAGGTATGGCCCATTTTTAGCAATTGCTTCCGCTGCCTTTTCACCAACACCTTTAATTGTTGTTAGCCCCCTTGATATGCATTTACCACCAAACATTTCAACTGCACCATAATTTGCTGTCCCATTAACATGCGGTGGAAGTATTACAATTCCTGCTTTTGATGCCTCTGTTTCATATACTGCTAATTTTTGTTCATCAGATTCATTTTGTAATGTTATCAACCAAAATTCAAATGGATAATGCACTTTGTACCACATTTGTTGAAAACTTAATAAACAATATCCAACTGCATGACCTTTGTTAAATAAATAACCATTTAACATACTTTCAAATAAATCACTATATTCTTTCTTTGAATATTCTTTGTTTACTTTTCTTGCATGTTTTAAGAATTTTTCCCTTATTCCACCAGGCCCAAAAATAATTTGCCTTTTTTGAATGTTATCATTACTATGTAAGTCAAGTCCTTTCATTAGCATTTCTGCTTCTTCCCAATCAAGTCCACCTAATTGAGTACATATTCTCAAAATATCTTCCTGATACACGAAACATCCATACGTTTCAGGTAAGTATTTTGCTGCAATATAATCAGCATTTTCATTATTATTTTTAGCATTTGCAAATTGTTCTGGCATTCCACACCCTAATGGACCAGGCCTATTCAATGCGGATACTGCAGCAACATCAGCAAAATTTGTTGGTTTAATTAATTCAAGAATTCCTTTTGCTCCAGCTTTTTCATACTGGAATACTCCATTTGTATCACATTCCCTAAATGCTTTTATAACTTTTTTATCAGTTAACATCTTTTCATCATATTTTGCACCTGTTAACTTTTCTAATTGTTTAATAATTGATACAGTCCTTAAGCCTAAAATATCCATTTTTAATACTTTAAGAACATGTAAATCATTTAAATCAAAACAACTTTGATAATTACTTCTAACCCTTATTAAAGCAAATTGGTCAGTTAATTTCCCACAAGTTATAGCAACTCCACCTGCATGCCTTCCCATAAAACGTATTTGACGATAAAATTTATAGAACAATGTTACTACTCCTGTTTCATCATCAATTTGCCTTAACTTTTTATTGTTTAATAATGGCTCAAGCTCAATATCAATGCCACCCATTGCAGTAATACTTGGATATACGACTCTGATTTCTTTTTTCATAATATCCATGTATTCTTTTGGCAAATCCTCTCTGACCCTAAATAAATCATTGATTAGATTGTCTGCTTTATATAATCCATAAGTTGTTATTTGTGCTGTTCTCCCTTTATATCGATTGTGGATATAATCAATAACTTCTTGCCTACGTTCTGACTCAAAATCCATATCAATATCAGGCATTTTATGTTTACCTGGTCTTAAAAACCTTTCAAACATTGTACCTTGCTGGATAGCATCAACATCAGTAATTCCTAAAGCATAAGCAATAATGCTCCCACAAACAGATCCACGACCATGTCCATAACCAATATCATTCTTTTTTGCAGATGCAATAATGTCCCAACAGAGAATGAAATAATCTTCAAAACCTAAATCAAAAATAATGCTTAATTCATATTTTGCTCTTTGAATATACTCCTTGTTCCACTTACCTTTTGCTTTCAATCCTTCCTTAATAAGCCTTTTAATTAATGTTTTTGTGTCCTCACCATAATCGACTTTCGGAATATCTTCAACAAACAAATTGTCTAAATCAACATTACATTTTTCAACAATTTCTGCCGTATTTTTTAAAAGCGGAATTGCACTCCTTTTATGCCTTTTTTCAAACCTTGCTTTTACTTCATTTTCTGATGGCATGTAACGAGATGAATAATCAGCATACATTGTACGATTGCCAATCTTATACATTAATTGATATGCTTCATAATCTTCAGGTTTTATAAAATGACTATCAGTTGTTATAATTGGTTTATATTTATATTTATCACAAATCTTTAAAAGCACATTATCAACTTTTAATTGAATATCATTCCCATTATCATCAACAACTTTGTATGGCATTATTTCAATATATAAATCATCACCAAATATTTGTTCTAAAAGCCTAATTCTTTTTAATGCTTTTTTATTATCATTTTCAAGAATTGCACTTGATGCTACTCCTGCTAAACATGCAGTAGAACAAATTAGCCCTTCATGATACTTTTTTAACAATGCCATTGTAACAACTGGTTTACGATAAAAATTTTCAACATTTGCAGCTGTCATCAACCTCATTAAATTTTGATATCCAATTTTATCTTTGCAAAATAAGCACATGTGATAATATCTTTTTTCTTTATCAAATTTCGGTTGAAAATAAATTTCACAACCTAAAATTGCTTTAATTCCAACATCCTTACAAGCTTCATAATGAGCAACTAATCCTGATATGCTACCATGTTCAGATATTCCCAGTGAAGTTAGCCCTAATTCATTTGCATATCTTGCTGCATCCTTTTGTCTCCCAAATCCATCAAATAAACTAAATTCTGAATGTCTATGTAAGTTTGTCCATCCATACATTATCTTCTCCACCTTTGCGTAAATTTTTCAACAAATTGTGGACATTGCAGCATATCCTTTTGACCTGCCTTGTATAAAATTTCATTTGCAATAATGTTCATATGATTACTTGTACGATACTTATTATCTTTACAATGTTGTTTAAACATTTCACTATTTGCAAATAAATCAAATCTTCCCTTTTTAGTAGCATCAACAAATGCTTTATAAATTTTTGCTTGTTTCTTCCATTCTTTCAAATTATTACAATTGTATGTTAATACTTCTTCAGAATTCTTCATCATTTCAAAAATTTCAAAATTTTCTTGATAAACATGAAGGCTTCCAACTTGATGAACATAAGTACCAACATTAACACCTAATGAATTTGCAATAACTTCTTGAATGTTTGTAAAATTATAAATATCATAAGGCATTCCAAGTATTGCATCATTAGACCTCATTGTAACAATCAAATGTAGTTGATTATCACGAAGCATAAATTGTAAAGCAATTGTGCAAGGAGTATCATGACCAGAATAGTTTAACAAATCACATTCATGGCTATAAATTGTTAAAACTGCTTGCCTTGTATCTTTATCTTTTCTTATTTTATCAACAATTGTTTGAAGTCCTTTAGCTATACGATATCCATAAGCTCCATGCATTGTCATTCCATCATCACTAAATAAACCCATTTTTGAATTAAATGCCGTAAAATACTTTAACTTATCTTCTTTTAAAGCAAATAATAAAGATTCAATTGTTGCGTATACAATACTAAATTTTCTTTCAGGTAAATATGCCAATCTACTTCTTGGATTAGTTAAAACAATTTGAACTGCGGGAAGTTCTTTTGTAACTTTCCCTCTTGGATTCACATTAAATGCATCAACGAATTGTGTATTTAATTCTTTATATAATTCAGCAACACTTGAAACAATGATACTCATTTCATTCACCTCAATTTTCAATTATTTCTTCAATTATTTCTTTTAAACATAATTGCTTGTCTTTAATATTCCTTTTGCATTCATATAGCATACTTTTTACAAAATCAACATTTCCTGGCATATTACAATAATTCATCAAATGCTTTGCTTCACGACCAGTTTGTACTCTAAAAAATCCAGGAATTTTAAAATGATTATCAGCATCATATGATATATCAACAACCGGAACAGATCCCATTGAAATGCATTCAACATATCTTGATGTTACCCAATTATATTTTGTGTATAAATCCCTTGCAATAATTAAATGATATTTATATGCCATTGCAGTATCATAATACTTATCGTATGAAAGCCTGTTGTCAACATTTCCATGTTTAACAAAACATTGCATAAAACATTCATCATGATATTTCTTTAATGTAATGTCACGCCCATCATTTAATCCACCACCAAAAAATAAAACATCTTTGTATATTTTATCAACAACTTTATTATATTTGAAAAATAATTCAGGAACATAATTATATGAATAATTTTTTAGCCAATCATATTTACTTGGTAAACAATGAAATTGTCCTAAAACATAATCACACAATCCAACTATTTTGCTACATTTGTCTAAACAATATAAGTCTGTTGCAATAAAAATTTTTGTCATTTTACTTGCTTGCAACATTTCACTTAGTTGCTCATTTTCCTTATCTGTGATTGCACCACCAATGAGTATAATTACATCATCAATATTTTTGACTCCTTTAAGTGCATCTACAATCAACAAATATTCATAATATCCACTATTTACATCTGCATTATTTCGATAATAATCTAAACCTAATTTTTTAATCATCATTATCACCTGCTTTTAACCATGCAACAATATCCACTAATGTTGACCAATCACAAAATATCGTTTTCAATTTCAATTTATTACAATATTTCTGAAATAATTCATCATGTTGGCTTTGATTTTTCCCATTTAATGATGCTGACAATTCAATGTTTGCAGGTTTAACATATATGATTGTTATATCAATTTTTTCATTTTTCTGCTCTTCAATCAATTTATTATGAATGATATTAAAATATTCATCAACATAATCCCTATTTCTTTCAATTGCAGAATAAACAACCTCAGTTAAGAAAAATCTATCACAAATAACATTTAAATCTAATTGTTTAACAACTTCAATGAATGTGAACGTCTTTTCAACAACAGAAATTAGATTGCTATGATTGTGGTCATAATATCCATGGTCCTTGTATATATGCATTCCTGTTTCATTACTTAAAATTTTTGCAAGTGTTGTTTTTCCAACCCTATCAATTCCTTCAATTGCGATTATTTTAGCCATTATTTTCACCTTTTTTCTTTTTTAATTCTTTCAAAAACAATGCTTTGTTTGTCACAAATCATTTCTTTAATTGCTCTACAATTATAACCTTCAGCCAACGTTAAATTAATTAAAAATAGCCAGCAATCAGCTAATTCTTCTAATGTACTCCATTCATCACGTGTTCCTTTATGAAACGGCTTCCATGTTTTATCAGCCTGAAGGACTTCACCAACCTCACTTACTAAACCTAATGCAAAATAACTTACTAAATCTGGCTCATGTTTTGGCAACGTTTTATTGAAAGCAATTTTTTGCAACTCAATTTGTTTTTGAAAAATATTTTCCATTGTTTTTTCCATTTTATTTCACCTTAATTCCTTTTAATAATTCTTGCGTTTTTTTTATCAACATCATTCCAGCAATTGCATTCAAATAAATGCCACATTTTTTTTACTTTAATATTTTGCGGTATATGTTTTATAAGTTTATTTGACTTAAAAGGGTCAAGCACAACTATTTCATCATCAATGCTTTCAACAATAGCATCAAAAAAGCTTTTTGTTGTGATTACTACATTATTTTCAAGAATTCCAGCAAATAAGATTCCAACCATTATTCATTCCTCCAAAATTAAATTATGCCGACTAACATCTTCATTAGCCGGCATAATAATTATCTCCTACGTTTCATTCTTGATTTGTTGGCTACTGAAGCTTTAGCTTTTTTCTTAGGAGGAGGCAATTCATCTTCTTCTTCGTCCTCCTCCTCATCTTCATCCTCATCTTCATCTAAATCTTCATCATAGTCATCATCCTCTTCATCTTCTTCTTCATCTTCAATTTCATCTTCATCGTCTTCATCTTCATCATAATCATATTTCTTAGAAGGCTTTACTTTTTGTTTTCGTTTTCTTGGTGTTTCATCCTCTTCTTCTTCACCAATACGTTCAATGTATTCTTCAACTGTTTCTTCTTCACTTACCGTATTAAATGCTGCAAACAACATTTCAAACATTTTCTTTTTAGTAAACGGTTTAACATTTGCAGTGAATTTAGTGATTTTCCCTGTAGGAATAACAGCATAACTTGTATCTGTTCCTGTACCATTTCTTTGGATTACCATATCCTGAGAAACAATATCACCAAGTGTCTCATAAACCGCTCCAAGTGCAGGTAGTGGAGTTGACCTTGCAGCTTTAAAGAAAAATAATTCTTGTTGTTTTGTTTCATAATTATAAACCGGCCAACAATAATGTGATTGTGTTCTTACATCACTATCTGAAGTATCACAGTTAGGACATTCAACCCCTTTGTATCTCAAACAAGGATGTTGAAAACCTTGCCATTTTGTATGCATTACAACTTCAATACCATCTTCAAAATCAACTAAGAACCTTACCCTTACCTTGTCTCCTGCTTTCTTAATACCAAACAGGTTTTTGAAATTGCCTCCTGATTTTGCAATATCAGATTTGATTGCATCAAGAATGCTTCTTTTTTCTGTCATTTGTTTTCTTCCTTTCGTATTTGTTTTTTGATATTCATCCAACAATAGTTGAAATGAAATTTATCTAAGTCACCAATATCTTTTATTGAATTTGGTAACTTAAATCGAATTACATCAAAATATTGTTTTAAGTATTCTGTTCCCTTTTCACCAGTTGGAGTATTATCTAATGCAGATATTATTTTTGTGATTCCTTTTTGTTGAAGTTTTGAAATTTGTTCATCAGTTATTTTCCAACCAAGAATTGCAACTGAATTCTTAATTCCAAATTGTTGTAATTTTAACCAGTCCATATAACCTTCAGTTATTACAACATAATCATCAAAATAATTTCCAACCAATGTTCTTCTTCTACTAAAACCAAAGTTATATAAATACTTCCTATCACTTGGAACAACTGCTCTTGATACATACCCTTTAAATTTTCCGTTATCAACCATTGGCATAATGATTGGATATGTATCATTATAATTAATTCGAATATCACATTCTTGCATTACTTTTCTTGTGAACCCTCTTTTCAACATATACTTTAAAGCAGCTGTTTTCTTTTCATGTTTCCAATCCACAGTTGGTAAACTATAAAAGTAAATTTTTGCATCGTTTAAAGCTTCTTTATTTGTTTTTTTAGTTGATTGTTTTATAGTAATATTTTGTGTTTGTTTATTATATATTATTTTATTATATATTATTATCGCTTTCAACGGAGAACATTTTTCAATTCTCCTAACGAATTCCAAAATATCACCTTTTGCTCCACAACCATAACAATAAAAGTAATCTTTGTCAATATTTACTTGTAAGCTTGGTTTATCATCCCCATGGAATGGACATTTTATCTTGACCTTATCATAAACAGTATCATCAATTAGCTTGTAATGATATAAAACTTTTGCAAAATTTCTTGTTGGCTCATCCATTATTTCTTTTTCCGACGAACAGTCAATGCTTGAACTTCTTTGATTGTATATGCATCTTCTAAATCTTGAATTGTTACAATCCCATTTTTCAATGCATAATCAAGTTTTGTATCATTAACTGTTTCAACTTTTGTAATAATCTTTTTAAATTCTTTCTTTAATTCCGGATATCTTTTTAACAAATCTTTTAAACCATCAATATCACAAACATAAACAACATCAGCAATTTGAGCAATCTGCTTTTTATCTAATTTCTGAAGTACTTTTGCATTATCAATATTCGCAGAAATTTTTGAAGTAAGAACTGCACTTAAGTTCTTTTCTCCACCATCATCTAACAAATACTCATAAATGCCATTTTCATTCATATCACTTTTTAATTGATTCACATACTCCTTTTTTGCATCTGTTGCTTTATTAATTTCCTGAGTAACGTCCTCAATATTGACCATTACTTTTGCAACAGCACTACCAACTTCAACACTTTTTACAATTTTCTTTTCTTCCATTTTCATTCATCCTTTCGTTTGTTAATTAGCCAGACTATCAATTTCATAATAATCTTTTATTGCCTCAGTTAAAGCTTTATATAAATATTTAACTGGGAAATTCTTTGCTTTATATGCTCTTAACATTGATTCAAAACATTCTTTAAGCGGAACTTCTAACCTTCCATGCCTTGTCCCTCTATCTTTAGTGTATGGTCTCAAAATATAAATATAACCATCCACATCATTCCCTTGGTCATCCCTTACTATAACTTTTTTCTTTGAGCATTTCCAATTACTTCTTGTATGAATGATTACATTTTCAAAATGTTCAAATTCTTCTTTTTTATAAAACTGAACCAACAACCCATAAACTTTATCTTTAGGATTATTGGTTCGCTCAACGGTTGGATAGCCGAAAGTACAATCACCAATAAACAATAATTTTGCACCCTTTAATACCGCTCTCCTCTGAATCGAATGAGCTAAAAATAATGAATAAATTTTAGAATCCATGTGAGTATCAAATACGAATATTGGCTTCATTTGTTGGCCATCCCATTTATTTATTTTTGATTATGTTTATATTATATCACAATTATGTGTAAATGTAAATATATAAAATGAACTATTTTTCATACAAAAATAAAATATGTGTTTACCATGTCTTTGCACGATAAACACATATAATATAAAATTATTACATAACCACTTTGGTATAATATCTGAATGCTTTGCCAGGAGCAACATCCTTGTCCTCCAACCATGCTTCAGTGGCTTTTACATATGAAGTTGTATCTTTTCCAAGTAACATCGACATATCTGAATAAAGCATATTCATAACATAATACCAATCCCAGCTATTATAATCTTCATCAAATACAATTCCATGATTTTTAGCAGCACTTGTTGTTTGTTCATGGGTCCAATGTTCACCAGTTGTACCATCTGCATTTTGCATCTGTCCTACAGCCTTTTTAGCTAAACATTCATCAAAATGTTCACCATGAATTTCAACATAAACACAAGTCATAATATCTTCATACATGTCCTCGTTTAATGCTTTTATTACCATCATCTTTTCATCAAGCATTTCTGATAAATCGTAAATGATGTCATAAAAATCCGGACTTGATTTGATTTTCCTAATCAACTCATGAAATTTATGCATTTTACATCACCACTTATGCTTCACGAATAACAATAATATTTGCATTATTTACTGTTGCTGCACCGGTAACCTGCACCTGTAAACTTGCCGTATTGTCAATCACACATGGACAAGATTTTAATACCCTCAACAATGTTGAAATACTAATATGATAGCTATTCCCAGCAACAGCTAAAATTGTAGCTTGTGCAGAAGGAATAATCTCACCATTATTTAACAACTGAACAGTGATGTCTCCTTCAGCAGTTGGAACAATGTTCAAATCAACAAATATAGAATAAATGCCACAACCTTTAACTAAAACAGCATTAGACCCACTTACATGGTTTAATACTTTGCAATTTGTTAAAATTCGATTAGTGTCAAAATCAACAAATCCATCTGCTGTAACAGTTTGTGAAGCAGTATTTATTGCATTTAATAATGCATTGCACATCATAATTACCTCCTTTTGATAATATAGGGCGGATTATTTCCGCCCCATTTATCTAATTAATTAGCAACCACAACCATTGTTGCAACCATATCCACAACCATTACCATAATAACCTACTGCCTGATAAGGGCTACAAGTAATATATGCAGGCTGAGGGAAAGGTCTTAATGTGCCAATAATATTAGCACTTTGTGCCTGCTGGCTAAGCTGGAAGTTTGCAGTTTGCAATTCCCTATCACGATCAGCAAGCTTATCACGCAAGTTCTGCATAGTATTGCTATTAATTAATGCACGAGTTGCTTCAGCTTCTGCATGAATTGCAGTAGTGATTTCACAAGTGTTCTTGTAGTTTTCTGCACGAACAGCATCAATATTGCGATTAGTTTCGCAGCAGCATTGCTGTGCGGCAAAGCGACTTTCTGCGATTGCAGCATTAGTCTGGTTGAATCCTTGACACAGACCCATTTGTAAAGCGCCAGTAGATTCACAGATATCTTTTTGGATACCGAAATTCTGATTAGCGAGTTGGTTAAAACCACGGTCGATAGTGTTGTTCAGGTTAGTGTACAAAAATTCATTAGTTAAGGTGTTTACCGCACCATTAGCGCCACCACCAAAACCGCCGAAGCCACCGCCCCATGCGAGTAAGAAAAATAACATTACTACCCACATCCAGCCAGCTCCACCACCCATGAAGCCATCGCCATCAGATTTGTTCATGTCATAGACAGGAACCATTTGAGCACCTTCGAATGCCATGATAAAACACTTCCTTTAATTTATTAAATCAAAATCTTTAGGTGCGCACCTTTTTAGATTTTAATTCCAAAATTACTTAAAACTCCCATAATTTGTTTAGGATCAATACCTTGAGTTTTAGCTAAATTAAAAGCTGTTTCTTTTAATTGATCCGGAGTTTTGCCTTGTGCCATTTTCATGGCCTGTTGAAATTTAGGGTCATTTCCGAACATGTGCTGCATTGCCGTTTGAGGATTTTGCATTTGCCGGAGTTGGTTGAATGCTTGCATCATTTGCATTAGATTCATTTTGCTGACCTCCTAACTGATTTAAGAAATTTTCTATATTCTGTACCCGCTGATTTAAACCATTAAAATCATTAGATGTTACATATTCAATCTTATTTTCTTGGGGATTTACTAACTTATAAGTTTTTAATTCGGCTAAACCATTCATACTCAATTGTTTTGTATAAATTTCACCATCTTGAATATTCACAAATACACTCATAGATCCATCTAAAGCAATTCTAGCGGCTTTAGCTTCTTCTAAACAAGTAACAGGAACTGCTGATATAAATGATTGCATTTGTTGTGGCTGTTCTACTTGTCCGAACATATTTGGAACTTGAGGATTTATGGCTCTCTGCATTTGCTGAACTTGTTGCATACGATTATAACCATAATTAGGATTTGTCATTGGATTATTCATAGGATTCATATAATTATCGGGATACATACATTTGTCCTCCTACCGCCGCCACCATATTTGGTTGATATTAAACTTTTTTGTAGTGGCGCATGGTTTATTACCTGTAATTATTGTAACAAAAATAAACCGCCCACACATATCCTAAATTGTGTAGACGGTTTGTCTGTTTATTCCCTTGCTATTGTTTTTGCAATAGGAGCTCAATATATGGTTTTACTTCGTCCGGAATTAATTCCTTTTCATTGCTAATAATGGTTTGTAATTCCTTTTTGGCATTCCATAAGGCTTTGCCTACTGAAGAACTTTCAATTCCTAAGTCGTCGGCTATCTCATAATATGATTTACCCTCAATATAAAACTTCCATAAAAGTAATTCACTTTTTGTTTTCAAGCCAGTCCCTTTTATAATCACCTTTAGTGCAATTAAAGATAACGTTTTAAGTCTTTTATTGAAATCTGATTCAGTCATTAGCTCCAAATACCCGCCAAGCTGTTATAATTCCTCCAACTAGACCACCTATAATTAAAGTTAGTATTGTATTGACAATTACTCTCTTATAATTATAGTAGTCCTTTAAATCTTTCATTTGATATTCTTCAAAATCTCGTTTTAAAGAACCTATACGTCCATGGAGAATTTCTTGATCTTTATTTAATCTAGATTCTAATTTATCAAATAATTTTAAAATAGTAACGACATTAAAGTTTATCTCTTGCACATCTTTACAGGTTTGACGGAATTGTTCTTCAAATAATTCTGACCGTTTTTCGTATCTATCACAACGGCTTTCTAAAGTTTTAATCCTTTGTAATAGTTCTGCAATTACCTTTTCATTTTCCATTTATTGTTGCTCCGTTACTTCTGTCCATAATAACACTGTTTCCAGCATCGGAAATAGTATCAGATTCTTCCGTAACAGTTCTTACAATACCTTGTTCATAAGTAAAATATTCTTTAGCAATAAGCACCGACGAAATACCCAATGCACAGGCACAAAAAAAGATGCAACAGAGAAAACCAATGACTAAAATTTTTAAAAGTCCTAATAATTTTACATTATAGTCCCGATAAATTTGAGCGTCTTTTGCTTTTTTATCTATTTCATCTTGTCTTTGCATTAACCTCTCTAGATACTTATCTAGGTGCTGCAAATCTTTATCATTTGGATTTTCCATTACATCCTCCTAGGATATCGCAATTAATAAAACAGTACCAAGTCCAATATACAATAAAGTTTTTTCAGCTTTTAATTGTTTAATCTTCTTTTTGTATTCTTTGGACTCCTGTTCTAAAGTCTGATTGCAACTCTCTAAGTATTTGATTTTGTTGTCGTAAGATGTCTTCAACATCGTTTGCTGTTTTTCCAATGTTATTACTGACTGATTGGCTTTCTGTAAGTTGTTGTTTAATTCCGTCCGTTGTTTTTTCAACGTCAGAATTTTGTTTATCGATTGTTCGTTTAGGGATATCGCTTGCGCTATTTGTTGTTCTTGCATTTCGAATTTCTTCGCTGGAACTAAATAATAATCCTGTGCATAAGCCTGCTGACATAAACCCAATGGTAAACCAAACAACAAAAGCATGAAAAATATTTTTCTTTTCATTTACCATTGCTTCCAAGTAAAGTAAACTCCGATTGCAAATCCAAGTCCAAAGGAGATCAGTTTTGGATAACGATTAAAAGTAGCTTTTATTTTATCAAAAAATTCTTTAATTTCTTCCATTTTAGATTCCTCCTCAATTATTTTGTTTCCAGATTGCCAATCCACGAATTACATCGCCGCCGGGCTGATCTTTTCTACCTGTTCCGGGATCGTCTAAAAGAAGTAAATCCCATCTTAAATCCGGATCATTACCATAAAGACCATAACCATCAATATTAGCGATTTCTGCATGAGTCATAACATGCTCCGAATCTATTGGAATTTCTAGAACAGTTGCTATAAAACAAATTACCTCAGCTAACCGTTCGACTTGAATTGGTGTTGGTGGATAACCATTCCAATTAATTCTTTCAGGATATTTGTAAACAGTCGCCCCATAAGCACAACATAAAGCGATTCCAATAGCATTGCTGTTTCGATGCCATGTATGCTCTTTGTAGTCTGTAAGTTCACCATTAATACGAACAGTTCCATCACTTTCAATACAAATATGATAATGTTCTTTTTCAACACTATTCATTTTGTATAATCCACCTGTATGATGACAATAGATTCGATTAATACCATTATTTTTAGCCCTTTCGGCAAGTGCAATGATTTCATTTATTGTTGTCATTAGTATTGTCCTCCTTTTCTTCAAGAATATCTGCTATGCCATTTTGATTTTTATCAATAAATAATTTTGCTAAAAATGTAATGGCATAAACAGTCGACCCACTTACAAAAAAGGTCAAGAATGAAATGATTATTGGCAAGTCTGCCTCGTTTGTTACTTTTAGGTTGTGTATCCAACCATAAACAAACATTGCAGTAAAGCCGAGATACACCATTATAAGGTAGAAAGCTATATACTTAATGTATTTATTCCCTATTAATTGTGGTGTATTTTCAACTAATTTTTTAAACCAATTAAGTATCTTGTCTTTCATCTTATCCTCCTTTAATTATAATACATTATTTTTATTTTGTCAAACCACCATAGGAGCTAGCTTAGAGGCTAGTATTCCTACGACTGAAACATATTTAGTCAATATCAATGAAGATTACACCACAGTAAACGAAACGAGAACAGTTCATATTCCATCAGGCGTTAAAGTATTAAAAGTAAGAGTCTATTCCGAAAGTGGTGCAGGTGGAGATGATTTCTGTGCTGCATATGTTCAAAATGCCGACAATAAGAAAGTTTGGGTAATTGCTGAAAACTATGGTTCTTGTGATGAAACTAAATATGTCGGCGTAACAGGCGGGAAAGATTATAAATTAAATTTATATGCTGGCACTGAATATGATACAATGGCAGCATTAATACGAATTTCATATTCACAGTCGATTAATAATACAACTCCCCGTGTAACAGATTATTAGTAATCTGTAACTTCTACTGCGTGTGAATTGATAGTAGGCGACCATTCGAGTTTAAAATTCAACTTAGTGTAATCAGTATTAACATCTAAATTGCCTATAGTATAATCAATCCAATATTTATTATTGTTAGCATTATACAACAAGTATTCTTCACCTTCTCCATAATTATATTCAGTCCAATTAGAATACAATTTATAGGATTTATTGGGTGTTACACCTACATACGTAATCAAACTTAAATATCCAGATTGATTAAATGAAGCCCTTAATACTGTTATTCCTGCGGGAACTGTAAAGGTACTGCCATGTGCTAAAGTAACTTCCCCACTAGGAATACTAGCCTCTAAGCTAGCTCCTATGGTGACATTGCCTGTCACGATAATTGACATTGGATTATCAGTTAAAGCCATAATATACGGCAGATTTTGAGTTTAGTAATCGGTTACTTTAGGCGTTTGATTGTTAATTGATTGTGAATAACTAATAGTTACACTTCCTGACTCTGTGCCAGTTTCGCTATCAGTTGATAACTTTAATGTATAACTTTTATTAGGAGTAACTCCTACATACCAAATATCATAGGCGGATTCGTAATCCCATAAAGATAACCAATATTTTTTGCCATTTACTGAATATACATCTAAAGCTACTTCGCCTTCGTGTTCATGGTATACATCACCCTCTACTTTTAATACTTTTACACCCGCAGGCACTGTAATAGTAACCGTTGTATTCACATCCATAGTACTCAACAATCTTGTTTCAGTAGTCGGTACACTTGCTTCTAATGTTGCCCCAACTGTTACATTGCCTGTAACCACTAAACTCATAGGATTGTCTGTCAAAGCCATCTTTTTCCTCCGATTTCTCACAGAGGAATATTACATTAATAATCAGTTACGTTAGGTATTTTTTGATTAATTGATTGAGAATAAGAAATCTTTAAATACCCTCCACCCAAATTATATTCTGCGCCTACGTATAACGATAATTTATAAGTTTTGTTTGGTGTTACTCCGACATACCATTGATCATAGAAATTAAAACCCTCTGATCTATAACGCCACTCTTTTTGATTAGAAAGGTTTTTTATTTCTACAGTAACGTAATCATCATAACCCTCGCTAGATTCTGCATGACTGGAAATATATAATACAGTAACTCCATCAGGAATAGTTATTGATACTTCCTCATACAAGATGTCATTTGCTTCAATATTTTTGTTGATCAAGAAAGTTTCTTCTGTAGGCACAATAACTTCTAATTCTGCACTAACCGTAATATTCCCTGTGACTGTAATATTCATAGGATTATCAGTTAGTGCGTGTAATTGTAATAGTAATCTCGGAAGACGGCTGACAGACAATTCTTTATCTGCCTGCCCCCCCCCCTAATTAATTTATTAAACATTTTATTCGTCCTCCTTATTTACATCAATTTTTTCTAAAAGCTCTCCATCTTTGTTATAACCAGTGATTATAAGATTTTGACCTTTTTTAACTAAAATACTATAAGGTGAATTTGCTTTTACACTAAAAGAATATTCACCACTTGCAACAAAATCAAGATTCGCATAACTGTCTAATGTGTTTGATAATTTAGCACATTTTTCATTTAGTTCTTTTTGCATATCTTCATATTCCGATTTTGTTTTCCCGCCTAATAATTTTATCAACCAATTAAACATCTTCGTCCTCCTTTTCTAATACAGCTCCAATTTCAGCATCGCCATTTATTGCTAATGTATTTGCGCTTGCAGTTTGATAGCTTCCTGACAATGTAAATGTCTTAAAGGTGTATCCACTATTCGGCGTACACAAATTGCTTGCAGTTTTGCCATGCTGAACAGTAAAGGTTGACGTATATGCAACACCATCAACTGTAACAGTAATCGTTCCACCTGTAGGCTGATTAATCGTATAAGTATAGGTTTTCAAGGTAGCGGCTGTTGCACTAATAGTGATATTATCTGTCAATGTTCCACTTGTACTGCTTAATGTGCCTGCATTATAACCTGTACTTGCTGATATACTTGCCGTATAAGTTGACCCTGCTTCTGCTGTAAATGTTGATGTATATGAATTGCCATTGCAAATTACTGTTATTGTTTGATTTGCTGATTGTACGATTGTGACCGTTACTGTTACTTCGGACGTGTAACATAATCTTGCTACGCCATTTACTCCTATATACATTTTTTTGACTTTTCTTGCCTTGCCGTCTACTCCAATGTATATATTCTTTGCTTTTCTTGCTTTACCATCTACACCTATATAAATGCTTTTTGCCATTTTCGCACCTCTTTATTCGTACACAATATAAAGTGTGCCTGTGGTTAATGCAGAGCTTCCAGCGGTTAAATCAGTTGTACTATAGGTATATGCAGGTGCACATCCTAATGCAGTCCTTGCGGCGGCGGCTGTTGTTGCACCTGTTCCTCCGTTGGCGATTGGTAATGTGCCAGTAACTCCGACTGTTATATTTGCCGAGCCGTCAAAGCTACCAGCAGTGCTACTTGCAAGATTTGCTGTGATAGTCCTTGCAGTTGCTAGTTTTGTTGCTGTATTTGCATTACCTAACCATTTTGCAACACCATCATGTGTGACCGTTGCAAACAAATTATTATTGCTAGAAAAAGCTACTTTCGTATCATCGTCACGTATGACAAACACATTATTATTCGTTCCAACTCTAAATACATGAGGTTGATTTGTGCTCGCGTGATAAAATAGTCCACCTAAATTATCTGTTCCAATTCTTGCTTGTACTGTTTCACCTGTCGGAGAAACACCAAAACTTACAGTACCACTGCTACCTGCCGCAGTTCCGTTAGATACGCCAATACTTGCCCTGAAAATATTTAATGCTGTATAGGTATTTGCTTGATTTAATAAGCCTACTTCATCAGTACAAGCAATTTCTCGCCATGCAGTCCAACTACTATTTTCATGGTAAAAACAGCGTTGATACGTTCTTGAAACTACATAACTACTCCCATAAGTTCGATAAATCTGGACTAAACTTGTTCTAGGGGCATTAAATCCAATCAATACACTTAATACACCGCTCCTTAGCGTTGCATCATTATAGCTAGTGGGGAGATTTGCTATTGTGTTTGCTTCTATATTGCTTTGTACTTGATATTCTCCAGGAGTTTTGTAATCATTAAAATCGCTATTTGAAGGGATAAAATTCGTTATGTTTAAATATTTAGCCGAATTTACATCTCCGTTAGCTATACTATCATCTACATATTTTTTATTCGATACATCAGTATTTACTGTAGGAGTTTTGTTTACTGTCAATTCCAGTCCATTTGCATTAGTATATTTACCCCATGGAGTATTATTTAACGAGCTAAATTCTACTGTGCCATCAGAATTATATACACTAGCAAAAGATGTTTGAGCACCACTTCTTAAATAGCAAGGTCTATAATCAGCGGCATACATTATTAAATCGCCTTGTTTGTTTCTGGCTATGGAAGGTGTTTGTTTACTACCTTCAGGTTGTTTTCCGAGCCATAAATAAGTTGATACATCACCAGGAGTGGTAGCACTGCCCCGTATTGTTAAATTTGTATTAAATATAGCACTACCATTCCAATAGTTATTGCCTGTCCATGTGTTATTGCCTGCTAATTTGCCATAGGTCGTATGAATATTATTGCCATTAATATCAGCTAATGCTTTTGTTGCTGTACCCGCTGCATATTCTTGAAATGCGTCCATTGTGCCTAATTTAGTATCATCTACGACTTGATATTGTACTGGAGGAGTAACTCCTATTATCATTACAGTATCGCCATTTTGAACATCATCAACAGTTAAAGCAAGCATATCTGTAACAGTATCAACCTTTATAACATTATCCAAGCCTGCTGGAGGAATATTAGAAATATCTAATTGTCCTTTTATACGAGTGGCATCAATATCACTGGTATTTACATAATCAATTAAACTATTTATATATTTGATAAATGCCAGTCCGGATAATGTTTTCGTTATTTTCTCAAACATTTTCAGTAACTCCTTCCACTAAATCATAAATACATAATCTACCTGCAAAAGGATAAATTGCTCTTAATGTAACTGATTTATCAGTCATAGTATTAAATTCCATATCCACGAAAGGCACTCTAATATATTGATTATTAGCTTCGTCCTTCATTTGAATATTTAAAATTGCTTTACCACTTGTATAAATTTCGATTGTATATGTATCCCCATCGGCGACCCATAAATCTTCTGAAATTTCATCAGTAAATTCAATGTAAGTACAACCAGTTAAAAAATTATTATACCAATCTTCAACTTGTTGTGCTTGTATATTAACCTGCTCAGCCTTTTCATTTACATTATTATTTTTTTCTGTAATATCATCATGCCTTGATTGAATGTCAGCATAAATTTCATCAATTTGTGCTTTTGTTTCTGTTACAATTATTTGATTTGCTTCAGCACGATCAGCTTCTAATTTTGCATTTGATTCAGATTCTGCTGCATTTTCTTCAGATTCTTTTGCATTTGTTTCAGATTGTTTTGCATTTGTTTCAGACATACTTGCATGCATTTCAGATTCACCTGCAGCAACTGCACTGTCTTCTGCTTGTTTTGCATATTCTTGTGCAGATTCAGAATATATTTCTGCATCACCTGCAGCATTTTCCGCTCTCTGTGCAGCTTGTTCTGCAAGTTGCGTATTTTTGTAAACCTGGTCTGCATAGTTTGCAACATCTTTAACAGCATCAGCAGCTTCATTTGCGGCATCTTGTGCATCATCCCTGGCAGTTTCAGCATCCCTTTTTGCATCTAAAACTTGGTCAACAAATTGTTGATATTTATCAGGCGTCGGATCAGTTGATGGGTCACCTTCATAAAACCCAGAATCATATACTGTAATTTCTAATTCATTAGTTGTTGCACGATTTGTTTTACCAGACATACCATAACAACTAACAAACATTGTCCCTCCACCAACTAATGCTTCCCAAGGCACTTGATATTGAACACCTGGTCTTACATCAGGGACATCATATGTTTTTCCATCCCTTGTAAACTGAACAACTTTTACATATTCATTCCATTCTTCAGATGTTTCTAATGTAAAGTATAAATACCCTTGGCTATCTGCTACAATTCTACTTGTCGCATAATAGCTAATATTTTGATTCATTATTCGCAATTGTAGCATAATAACACTCCTTATAAGTCATCAACACGAAGATAATATGGCCAAACAATATGTTTAGGATATGCTTCTGCTCCACCACTATTTTCCATTGTAATAGGATGTGTATGTGCACCAGCAGTAGTTGTAGTTCTTGTTGCTTGGTCAGATCTTTCATATGCAGAAGCAGGCCATGTACCATGCGCATCATATTCACGAACAATTTGAAAATTATGTGAATGTGCACCAGCTTCTCCAACAGAACCATTATGATTATGCGCTTTATTCTGATCGTTATAAAATGCACCAGAATTTTGAGGAGTACCACCTCTAACAAAACTTAACATCTTAGGACATCTGAATGTAGTACTTCCATCACCTAAGCTAAATACACCAACCGATTCATATAATGCAGCTCTTCGTTGCCACTCTGTTTCAGAAACAACAGAACAATAAGTGCTTACAAAATTCCACAATGTTGGTTTTGTTGCCCTTTGTAAAATTGGTCCATTATGTAAAGCAACAAAACCAGGAGGAGCTGAAGTCCATGGCTGCTGAATAATTGTACCAATTGCGACATTCAATGCTTGCCTTGTAAAAGCAGATTCAATAGTCCAAACTACAGTACCATCAGTAATTTGTCCTTGTTCTTTGTAACTTGCCCATGTAGGTTCTGTTTTACCAGTTGTGCCATCATTTTGAGCAATTAATCTCTCATTTAATCCAAATGGGCAATAAATTACTGCACCTTTTTTGATATTAGTATTAGGAGTCCAGCTGTATCGTTTTAAAAATTCGGTTAATGCAGCCATTTGATTTTCCCATCTATTAGTGTCATCATCAATAACTGTCATTGTTAAAGTCCATGCTTTTTTAACAAAATCAATAATCCCAAGGCTCATATTACCACTCCATTCTCACTAATACTAAACACATGCCTCATAATTTCTTCAGTTTGATGAATAACATAAACCGGACTATCAAATAAAATCTGGTCACTTTCATCTAACAACTGAATTCGCATAATAGCAATTTCTTCTTCTTGTTCTGGAACAATATATTCTAAAATTGCCTGATGTGCAGCATTTGTTTTTGTTTCAAATTCAGTAATTTCAATATCATAATTTATTCTTACTTTTTTAATTTCATCAAGAGTAAATTGTCTTAATTTTGAACCCATTAAAATTGACATGCTCATATCATTCACACCTTTAATTAAACTAAAATCACCATAACTGATGAACGGCTTTTCACCTAAAATCCACGTACCATTTAACACATAATTATAAGTTAAAGTTGACTTATATAATTCATGAGTAAAATTAAATGTATGCCATAAAACTGGCTTATTAACAAAAACAATATTACATGGCTTTATATTCTCAACAAAAATATGAACTTCATTATACCAAAATTGATTTTCAGCTGAACTTTCCAAAGTCATTGTATAAGTATCATAATCAATTGTTAAAGTATAATTGCCAGCTCCAATCATTTCATCCAGTCGTTTTCTTAAAAATAATGCCGTATAATATGGCACTACAGAAGCCCTATTTAAAAGCCTCTGCCTCCGTTCCTCTAATGTTTCAGTTGCAGGATTTGATTCAATACCAAAAACAACTTCATAAGCATAAATGCCATCTTCATCGGCCAATGCAATAAATTGATTGCAAATTGCCTTCCTGAACATTATGCCCATTTCTTCAAATTCTTTATTTTCAGTATCGATTATTGTATCAATTTCCAAAATGCCATTATAATATCGAGGAACATATTTTGCTAAATCAACCTTGCGACTTATCACTGATATTCAACTCCCCTAAAACCGGTATCTGTTGAACTTCTGCAGTTTGCAATAAAGTGATATCCTTAACATCACCATTTAAGGTTATATCATAAGCACTACTTACACCGGTAACCTCTAAAATGTTATAACTAATACGACCAACATAAACAATTGACGTATATTTATTCCATGTGTCGCCAACATCCCATTCTTGACGCATTCTCAAAAAGTATTCATTTATCTTCTGCTCAATGTCAGGTTTTAATTGTGCAGCATTATAACCAGGTAAACAAGTAATTGTAGCAGAAATATTAATTGCCAATTCATTAGGTGTTGACACAGTGACTTTGTGCCCAATTGGTGCAATGCCTAATCCATGTTGTTCGATATCAGGATTATCATGATTTTCAGGGTCTAAATATTGTTTTAATTGGTCACAAAATTCATCAGAACATTTATTATAATCAACATCCAAAATTGATACTTTAACTGTTCCACCACCTGCCCAAACAGGATATATTTGAACTGCACCTACACCAGTGTACTCCATAATCCATTGTTTGTATTGGGTAACATTACCACCAAATGCATTTTTACCAACCTGGGACAAAAACCTTTCACGTAATGAATCATCACTCTCAGTATCAGTGCCAGGAGTAATTAAAGTACTAATTGTTGCATTTGCTAACCTTGCAACAAATTCAATTGGTTGTAATTGTCCAACATAACTGTTACCAATAGTTCCTGCTGTTTCACATTGAAGGTTATAATCACCAGCAATAACTTCACCAGATTCACTATCAATATAAACAGATGTTATAACATAATTTAAAATTGTGTCCATACCTACTGTGCTAAACCTTGTACCAATTGGAACATCAACAGGATTCCCTAAAGAATCTAAAAATGTTCCTCGTTTAATAGCATAAGTTGCTTGCCTTCTTGTTAATCCACCTTCGACTACTTTGGCATCCAACCATTCACCATAAGCAGTTTTAATAAAACTGTTGTCCAACAACTCTGCAAGTTTAGCATACCAAATTGCCAATTCATAACAAGCAGGAGATATTGCATCACGAATGATGCTACCTTCTCGTTTATCAATGGTATCAGGAATGCGACCTAATGCATCTTGCAAAATTGAATCGTATGTGTACCCAACTAAATAATCAGATATCAAACTCATTGTAATGTAACCTCCTGACTAAAATCAATTACTCCATCAACTGTTCCTAACCTAAAAGTTATTAGCATTGAATCCAATTGTTCACCTAATTCACAATTAAAATCATACATGCCAGTAATTCTATCATCATTAGCTAAACATTCCCTTACTGTTCGTTGAATATCAGACTTAATAAAATCAAAATCCTGAGCAATGTATTGTTCAATTTCAATTCCATAATCAGGTGAATAAATAACATAAGCATATCGTTCAGTATAAAAATTTTTAACAACTGCCTGAATAATTGCTTCTAATCCATCAACATAACCAATAATACGTTTTTTAGTTAAATCAACTTTGTATGTTTTTGAGGGATATACTTTAGAAGTTTGCACATTAAAATCAACTTCCGGTGTCATAATACAATCCCCTCCTCACGTTCAAACACATAATATAATTGGCCACCATTTACACATAATGCTCTAACTCGATCACCTGGTTGCAATCCCCTCCAAAGCATTATTTCTGGTAATTCTTCAGTTGTGTTATGATAGCCATCATGAATTGCCTGATGTTTATGCCTTATCTTTCCTTGATATCTAAAAGGAATTTCAATAACAGCTTCCTTACATAAACAAGATAAAACAATAAAATCAGAATTAACAATTTGATTGTTATCAAATTTTATTTGCAATGGAGAAATAGATTGCACATAACCATACATAAATTCCGCTTTACGATTATTCTGCGGATTAGTTGGCCTTTTAATGTACTTTTGTACTACTTCAAAAACCCTACTTCCCATTTATTTCACCTCATGAATATTGGTCTAATTCCAAACTTGTATTCAAAATGTCAATTTGCATTGTTTCATTATTTTCTTCAATGTTATGTGTGCATTTTGAAATAACAAAATCTTGCTTACCTTTAAACCCAGTGTTTTTCAACTCAGATATATCAACAATGATGCCGTTACCTGCCCTTAAATCAAAAATTGCTCCTTGAATATTTAAGGTCATTTTCCTTGTTTCCCTATTCTTAACTCTTAACAAATCAGAAGCTTTTTTCTCAATTTGTTCATAAGTCATACTTTCATCAACAGGCTCATAATATTGCAATAATCCCCATTTTTTGATATTGTTACTATCTTTAACAATATATACATCTCTATTTGCGGTATCCTTATTTTCCCTTACCAATTTAATCTGGTTATAAGTATCACTGTCAATAGATGATTCATAAGTATAACCAGTTAATGCACTTAAGTCACCAATATAATAGTTCGTTTTTAAGCTGTTCAAATTCACCAACTCAACAGTACCAACATTGTCCCTAAGTATGAACCATTGATTCGTAAAAATCAAACATTCATCTAATCCAAACCGAATTATATCATAAATTGTTTTATTATCATGAATTCGTTTTGATACTTCCCATGTACAATTATCAACAATTCGATGCTGAACATTAAAGTCCTCACATAATTCAGTAAAAATCTGTTCTGCAGTTTTCCCTGAGAGAACATAAGTTGCGACATTCTTTAAATACCTTAATGAGTCATAAAGTGTTACTGAAATGATTCCTGAATTATTGTAGGTGGTCACAAAAACAAACCCTTGAAATATTGGTTTATCATTACATCTAATAATTACTTTACTGCCTTTTGATAATAACAATCCATCAACATTTAATACTTGCATTGTGCATTTTCCTGGTTGTGATTCAATAGTTGTTTCAATTGAAAACCTGGTAACAATTTCAGATATTTCAATGACTTTGCCTGTTTCAGAATCTTGTAATAAAATTTGATAAGTGTTCATAATTTTATACCGGTCCTAAATTGTGATTCAACTGCACTAATTGCTTGTCTCTCAGTCCAACCAATATGAGCACCATTTGAATCTATGATTTGATACTTCTTAGTGTCTCCCATAATATCGGTTAATCCTATTGTACCAATTGCACCAGAATAAATACCATAAGGGCTTGTCATATCATTATCTGTGTAGATTGTACCATTTATTGCAACCAATGCACCAGAATAAAAATTGTCTTTATTATTAAAATTAAATTGTTCCCTATCAGTTGACTTAATTGTTACTGTTCCATCAGCATTTATTGTTGCCTCTTTAATGCCGTATGTTTGATACTTCTTCAAAGTCATATTATAAGTGATATCATCATCACCAGCAGTAGGAACATATTCAAATTCTTCAATTGTAACTAATGCATTAACATCAAGGTCAGAAACAACAAATTTAACAACCTTCTTCTGATTCATCAAATCTTTAATATTATTGATGTATGTGCTTGGGTCACCTAATAAAAATGGAGTTGCAATATAACTTTTTCCCGTGTATATGCCGCTTGATTTTGGGAAAAAACATTCAAAGCTATATTCTTCCAACTTAGGATTTCTTAACACATTTACATCACCTAAACCAAGAACATTAACAATTCTATTATTGCTGGAATTTCGTACTCTAATAGATTCGGGATTGACAGGTATCTGCAAAATCCCATATTCATTTGATTGAACAAAGAATTTGATAGCCATATCAATCCCTCCTACGATTCAAGACTTGCATCATAAGCCTCTTCAAACATTTGAGCTATTTTCTCATCAATCACATTAACATCAGCAGTCTCTCTTACATTTTCAATTGTTACTTTCATTTCCGGTTTTAACATTGTGTACTGCCTAATACTTTCAATTTGTGCAACATCCTTCATCAATTTAATACTTTCATCAGAAATTTCTAATTTATTTCCAACTTTAGTATTAACAGGATTGCCAGGTGTTCCATCAGGTCCTTCAGTTCCTTTTACTCCCTTCAACGGATTGATGGCATCATTATTGAAAACAAAGTCCTCAGTCATTTTACCAATTTCATCCATTGTTTTTGTAAAATCTTTCATGTCCATTCGATCAATTTTAAAATCTCCCTCTTGGACCATTCCACTTGCTAAATTTGCAACATCTTTTCTCCATCCACCAATTACTTCACCATAATTAGTATCAAAAATCTTGTCCATTGCATTAGCAATTTTTTCAAGAACACCTAAAACAATATCACCAATATTTAAGAATAATTTTTGTAAATATCCCAATGGGTCTTTCCAACCATTAACAAAAAACTCAATAAATGAAGCAATTAAATTATACAAATTTGCAAAAACATTATAAGCTAATGCATATAAGAACCCTAATGCTTTACCTGCATAATTTGCCATCGTTTGAAAACTTACACCAGCTCTATTTAGCATTGTTATCAAAATAATAATAGAACCAATAACCAATAATAATGGCCAATGTGCAATAGCCCATGCCGCAGCCATACCATAAGCCGTTTTCATTTGTGTTGCTGCAACTTTTAATAATGTTGGCAAATAAAAGTATAATAGTGTTGTTCCTACAACCATAATTACCGAGTTAATTGACTCCCAATTCTCAATAACAAAATCAAAAAATTGAATACCATAAGCCATGCCTGCTGATAACAACGGCAATAAATTAGATGCAAACAGTGCTAATGTTTGATTCAAACTTTCCGTAAATACTCTCTGCCTATTTGCAAATTGATCTGCGGTCCTGGTAAAGTCACCTTGTGCATTTTTTGTTACACTTAATAAGTACTTATATCTAACCATTGTTTTCTCAGCATAACTCATATCCTTCCAAACTTTTTCCATGTTTTGTGATAATGCAAATGCTTCAAGATTAGCATCTGACATGTTAATGCCTAATACTTTTAATGGCTCAGTTTCACCAGATATACCGGCTCTAATTTTATTAAATGCTTCTTCAGATTGCAAATTATAAAATGAAGCCATATCCCCAGCTAATGCAACCATATCTTTCGACATTCCAACAATTTCTTCTCTTGCAACACCAGTACTTGTCAACATTGCACCCATTGTACCAACATATTTTTTTGCTGATAATTCATTCAAACCATAGGCCTTTAATGCTGTTTTACTCCATTCATTGATTTCATTTGCGCTTTCACCAAATGTGACATCAACAACATTTTGAACTTCTGCTAAATTAGATGCAAATTCAATTGATTTCTTTATGTTTTCATATGCAGAACCAATAGCTTCAGAAACAAAATTACCAGCAACTTCACTAAGAATTCCTGCAAACATGTTCATGCTGAATAATGATTTTTTCACACTATCAGAAATTTTATTTACTTTTACAGGAGTGTCATCTAATTCATTATTAAAATCAGCAAGTACATTTTCAGCCCTTAACAAATCATTTTCAATCTTTTTGAACTTCGAATCATCAATAGAAGCATCAAGCTTCTTCATTACCGAAATTGTTCCCCTTAAAGAACGAATAATATTACCTAAAACAGGTGACATTTTGTCCTGCAATTCAATTGTTTCTTTTACAGTTGCCAAATTATATCACCCTACCTTCTTACTTTTCTTTTCCCTCTGTCCCTATATTTACGAGTATTTTTCTTCTCCTCGTCAATCCTAACATCAATAAATGCTACTATTGTGGCCTTTTCTTTTTGTGGAAGGTTTACAAACTCCATAGGCCTTATATGAAGTTTATGAAGAGCGTAGTATGCATACCACGTCTCCCCATCGCCTTCCTTTAAGAGTTTTTTACTTCTTCAACTTGTTCATTAATATCTCCATCAAAACCAGACAATTGCATAATTTGTTTTGCAAGCTCAGAAATTTCACCAGGCAATAGTTTTTTAGTAACACATTGTTCTGGCAATGTTACTCCACAAGCTTTAACAAATTCGTCCTGCCTAAAATTGGGATATGTACAACCTTTAACAATTGTCATGATACTAAATCTTGTAGAATCAAATCTAACCTTTTTACCTCTAGTATCTAAAACTACACATTGTTTTTGCATTTCAGAAAACTGACTTTGCGTGATTGCTTTAATTTTAAATTTAAAATTTTTCAAGCGGCCATTCAAAACAACTTCTTTTTCAATATTGTCCAGTTCATTGCCAATCAAAAAATCCGTTAATGTTTGCTGCATTTCCATTTTAATTTTCTCCTTTTTATTTTAATTACTGTGCAAAACTTACAGGACGACCAAATTCATCAAGAATATCAAAATCATCAAATGTAAATGCTACCTCTTCATCAAGCACTTCAGCATCAACATCAAGTTTTGCAAGGTCAGTACTATCAATGTTGACATTATACAAAACAATTGTTTGAGCACCAATAGAACTTGTTGGGTCTTCGTTTGTGATGGTCATTTGGAAATTAGTATCAACACCAGTTTTAGCATATTTCAACGCCATCTTACGATATTCAGTGGTCATATAATAAATGGTCATTGTACCAGAGCCAGACCAACCAATTGCTTTATGCTGTGTAGCACGTTTACCAAGTGTTTTTACTTCAACTTTATTCTTTTCAAAAGTTGCCGTAATAGCTTTGGCAAAAAACATATCAGTGATTTCACCATCAATGTTTTGGGTTGCCCTGCCTTCCTGACCACTAATAGTGTCCTTTGCAAGGAGCGTTTCAAAATCAGCCATTCCTATTTCCCTCCTTTATTAAGCAACTTCTGCAGAAACAGTAGTATAAGTAGAACCTTTTGCACCAACCATAACAGTCATATACAATTTTTCCATTGCATCTACCGGCTGGATATGAACATTTACAACAACAGAATCAACATCATTACCTGGCAATACATCAATATCAGTAGAACTATCAAAATTCTGAATTGCCCTTAATCTCTGAAGTTCAGTAAAGTAATAAATCAAATCTGCTTTATAATCTTTTCTACCCTGGTCATCATTATCAACTTTACCAACATAAGATTTTTCCCATGTTAATCTTACAGAGTTAGCAATTTCATCCAAAGTTCTGATTACCCTATTTTTACTGAATTGGTAGTCCTTTTCAACAGTAAAAGTATGCAATGTATTAATATCTTTTTCAATAACAATTGCACCATCAGAACGAACAGATAAAACTAATTTACCATTTACCAATGCAGCTTCAATTTCTTCATCAGTCAATTGGTTTACAATCTTAGTTGCATTTTCAATTTCATGATAAGTTAAGCTTTCATTGATATCTGCACCGGCAGTTAAACCAGCAATAGTTGCTACAAAAGTTTGAGCATCAATTACTTCATCATCAGTTTCGTATCCCTGGTTTACAGAAATAATAGCTTCATGGTCAGCTTGAGCATAATTGTAAACAACAGCAGTAACTTTCTTACCAACATTTGCCCTTTGATTTTTAATAAAATCACAAACAGATTGAATAACACTGGTGTCAGTTACATTCGGAAGTCCAAGCACCTGCCATTGCGGTTTTTTAATTTCATTCAGATAGGTAGCATAAGTATCATTATTAATAGTACCATTAGTACCACTAGATAAATTCATACCAGCATTTTTCTGCAATGCACCGGTACCACTAAAGTCAACCCAATCATTATTCACTAATTCTGCAATTTCTTTGACAGTTTGCCTATCCTGTTCAATGGTGTTATAGTAAGTAACAACATCATAAAAGGGAGTGTCATCATCAGATTCTTTATTAGAATCTAAAATTGCAACACTAATATTATTACCACAAATACCAAAGTACTTAGCAGTTGCAGTTAATGAATTCAATGTCGCTGTTGCCTTAGTGCCACCTTTATCAACACGATAAAGTAAAGCCTTATAGCAACCACGTAATGCCTCACGAACAACTTGTGCTCCTTCAGTCATTGCCGTATAACCAATTTTACTTAAACTTTTACCATCCTGCATATCAGTACTTAAAATTTCAAATAATTCACCTTGAGGGCCCCAATCCAAAGCAACAGGCATGGTAACAATACCACGAGAACCAACACTACTCAACGGTTTTGGAACGGCCTTAAAGTTAATATATGCACCAGGTCTGTTTTTATTCTGGGATTCCCAATTTCCACCTGCCATATTATCTTTCTCCTTTCAAATAATAATTTTCCTGCAATTGTATCATCTTAGCAATTTCATCAGGACGATAAAATGTTCTGTAAGAATAATCAACATAAAATTTTAAAATATTTTCATCAATATTAAAATTTATGTTGCTACCTCTTAATTTTGAATCATCAACATCAATTATCATCAACACACGTTTTAACTTATGAGCAAAATCCAAACAGTCTTGATACTTTGTTGTTGAATTTTCATCTGGGTAATATCTTACTTGCATCATTTGCACAACTTCATATGTTTCTGGTTTAAATGTTCTTTTTCCTGATTCTGTAATATTAACAGTCCAGACAAATATTCTTGGAGTATTAATTTCTTCATTATCTTTTTCTTTATATATATCAATATCTTTCCATTCATCAACATTATGAATCGACATTGTTATAGCACTTATAACTTTATTATAATCAACAACTGTCATAGGCTTAACCTCTGTGTCCACTTCACAAAAGATTGTTTAAACCGTGGGGGAATCTCCCTATTTATCTCAGCTAAACTTATCCTTGCCATGTGATATCCTTCAACATATTTTCCTTTATCGCCTTTTACCCTTTTTCCATCTTCGCCTCTACTCCATTTATAAGCTTGATGTCCTTCTTCAACATAACTTGCATATTCAGCAGAATTTGTTAAATATATAACTAATTGGTTTCCATCCCTTTCAACATCAGAGACTTGCCAACTATTTCTTAAAAATCCTGTTCTTACTGGTGTTCTTTTTTTTGTTTTAGCTAATGCCCTTAATCCCATTTCCAACAAAAATTGATTCAAAAAATCTAAAAATTCTTGTTGCATTTTAAGAACATTTTCCACCATTTGAATTACACCATCACTAGTAAGACCCATAATCAACACC